TCATATGGTGGTCTAAATGGGTCATTTGGTCTTGGGAAGGGGTTAACTGGTACCGGTATTGTATAAGGTTCTGCAATTCCAATTTTTGGTTCATCTCTAACTTCTCCCATCTTTTCAACAATTGGTGAGATATCTATATGTTTATTTTCTAATTTACCATATAGATACCCTTCCAACCAAATATAAAATTCTTTATGTGTCATACAAGCTCTCTATTATAAAGGTTTACAAGTATTATTCTAGCAAATTTAAATTCTTTAACCCTATTTAAATTTAATCCATAGGTATTTGCAACCATCTTTAGATGGGGATACGCTTCCGATATTGTCATCTTACCTATTTCCATTTTAATCAAATAATTGAAAATCAATATTAACATGACCGCATCCGTTACACATATAAGTCGGAAATGGCACCATAGTATCTTCTGGACTACCTGTTAAAAGTTTAGGTACTTTTTTTAACATGACAACTTCTTTGAAGAACTTTCCGTGACACTTTTCACAGTGAACTGTTTCTTGTGTTCTTAAATCAATTTTTGGTCTAATAATATCTTCCATCTTATTCTTCTATTAAATAAAGTTCATATTTTTCATCAAATTGTTCGTCTTTGATAACGTATTTACCGAATTCAAATTCATTCGCTAAAGACCCTTCATACCCATCTTTAATTTCAAATTCATGCAAATTATCTTTAAGATATTCTAAAGCGTCTTTATCTGACATACCTTCAAGTTCGGGGTAATCTTCTTTATTGACCTCAATTTCGTCATAAAGTTCGTAAACCGTATAAGTTTTACTCATTCTGATTTTCATTTTACTATATAGTTGATGTTTATTTTACCTATTTGATAATCCCAAGTGGTGTTATACCACCAAGCAATTGTAATCTCTGATTCCATAATGTAATATAATTTATTAAGTTTATTTTGTCAAATACTTTTTAATATCCATATTCAATATTGTATTAATAACATCTTTTGGTATTCTAAATTCTTCAAATTTACCATCATCACTTAAATGAACAATAATACAACCATACAACTTAATATGTTCGTATTTAGATCCTTTCAACATATCTAAGAATAGTTTACCATAAAAAGGTAATTGTGTAAAATAATGACCAAGAGCAGTATCATCAATATTGTTAAAAGGATACTTCATTTTTTTTGTAAAATTGTTTGCCTCAAAGTTTTTCTTTTTGTTTGTCTTATAATCCGTTATAACGATACCAATTTCAGTTTTTTCTTTATTAAAAAATAACCAACCAGTATCCGCTTGTCCGGTATATTCTAATTCATTAGAACCAAAAACAATCTCGGTATCAAGTAATACCCCCCCTCTTTCTTTCATCAATTCTAAAAAGTTTGTCCCCGCATGAATCATTGAGTCACCTTTTAAAATTTGTGTAAAATCACAATCAAAAATTGGTTGTCTAACTTCTTTATCAATCCCAAACATCTCTAAAGATTTTTGTTCAAGAAAAAAGTGAACTCTAGAACCCATATTTGTTGAGTATGTTCCAGCATCTGCCCACTCTTTCAATAATCTATCCTTTTCTTCTGGATCCCCTTTAGCCTTTTTATGTGCAATACCTTCAGAATCAAATTCTTCATAAAATAATTTCATGACTTTTGACACAGAAGGCCAATCAGATCTAAGATTACCATCAAGATCTTTCATTGTATATGTGTGAGTATCTTCCTCAAAAGTAAGACACAATTCATTTTGTTTGTTTTTGATGATTTCGTTTATTTCATCTCTTATTTTATATAAATCCATATTAATCTCTTATTTCATAATAATATTCATCAATCTGTCCTTTTAAATCACAGACATCTCTATCTTTGGGTAATTTTAAAATTTTAACTTTACCCCACAATTTTCCGCCATTTAATTCGTGATATAATTTAACAGCGTTATTCCAAGCATCACCATCAAGACATATGATAACATTTCCATTCGCCTTTTCATAGATTGTTTCAAACAATAATTCCGACATATGTTTACCCAACATTACAACAGGATTGTCCAAGAACATACCATCAAATGCTCCCTCAACAAGATAGATATCTTTATTCCAATCAATTAAGTTTTCCCAAAAAATAATCTTTTCTTTCTCTGCCTCAGGATTACGATATTTGGCTCTACTATTTGGATCCCAACTTCTACCAATATAATAATTTAACTCACCATTTAAACCATATGATGGAATTATAATTCTACCAGCATGACTTCCTTTATCACAAAAACCAATTTGATATTTTTCAATCATATAATCGGAAATTCCCCGATTATGTAGGTAATTTATGGCTTGTTTTCTAACAGGATATACGGGATGGGAGTCTTTGAATAGAGTAAAGTTATCAGGTAGAACTACTTTTGGTTTTTTTACTTTAACTATTTTTTCTCTATTATCAGGACATAAAACTCTGAATAATTTTTTTTGTTTCTTATTACCATATAGATCAAACAATTTTCCAAGATGCCCGTGAGTACCTTCAGTATCCCCACACGCCCAACAGTGGAACACATTGTTAAAATAATTAACTTCCAAATTGTGTTTATTTCTTCCTTCATCACATTGAGGACAATTAAAGGAAATTTGGCCGCGATTTGGGTAATGTAACCCATGATCACCAAAAACTTCTTCCAACAACTCAACAAGTGATTCATTTTCATCCATATATCATAATATAAGTTTAAAATATCAATTAATCAACTTCACAAGTTTTTGTCTTCCATTATATTTATGTAAGATGCCAACAGATATCACAATAACCAATATTTCAGGTTCAACACCATTTGATGTATACGTTTGTAATACAGGACTAACAACTTGTATCTACGTTTCAACAATTACAAGTGGTGATTTACCTTACACATTTGAGATTCCCCCAGTATATTTAACCCTGACTGATTTTGTTGTTAAAGTGGTGGATGATGATGAATGTATAATTTTTGATACAGTAACCGTATAAATATGTTAACTTGCGCAACAGAATATTGTATTAGTGGGACGGGAACCAACTATGATGGTGGTTATTTTTCCGCGGGAACTTATGATGGTTATGACTATTATACAGGGGACACATATACATTATATTATTCAACAGGACAAACAAGATGGTGTTTGGCAACTTCATTAGGTGATCCAACTTGTTTATTGTTTGGTAAATCACCTTGTTTGTCAGTTTGTCCAGATCTTTGTGAGGACTTCTTTAATGTTGGCCCTTGTCCTTCACCAACACCATCACCTACACCACCTTGTAATGTGGATTTTGATGCAATATTTGATTGTGATGTACCAGTCACACCATCACCAACACCTACTGTTACACCCACATCAACTTTAACTCCAACCCCAACTCCAACATCTCCTTGTGGTGGTAGAGGAATTGCGGTAAGTGGTTTGACATATACTCCAACCCCAACACCAACGGCAACTCAAACCCCAACACCATCCCCTGAAGTTACCAGACCTTGTAATTATACAGGTATTGCTACTTTTAACACATTGGATGATTATATTAGATGTGCAACAAGTAAACAATTTAGAGATTGTGCGAATGGGTATGTATATTCAACAAGTGATGTTGTTTTAAATCCAACAGGTGGGACTCCAACTATTGGTATGGTATATGACGCAACAATTAATGAGATAAACGTTTGTGTTGTATATATTGGAAATATAGATACAATTAGTGGTGTTGAAAGTATCACATTAAATAGTGAACTTGGTCTTGAGGTAGATGGTGGATGTAGTACTTGCGTTCCAACGACAACTCCAACCCCTACACCAACTGTTACTCCAACACCAACACTAACACCATCACCAACACCACAAGTTTGTTGTGAATACCAAGTAACGAATTTATTATTTAGTGCAAATACATTCGGTATTACAAATTGTACAACAAATTTAGGTCAGATCGTAAACATAAACGGAGGATCTACAATAACCGTAAAATCAAATACGGTTCCTGTTGGTAATTCAATCAATGTTGTATTTATTGATTGCCCTTGTGTTACTCCAACGGTAACTCCAACAAACACTCCAACTCCTTCATCAACTGAAAGTATTATAATGTAATAATGACTGAAATACAAATAACAGGGGCAACGGGAACACCTCCATATTCGGTATATGTTTGTGATCAAACATTATCATATTGTTATCTTGTAACAGGATCCACAACAATACCTCCAACATTTACATTTAACCCTCCTCCTCCATTGGATGGTGCGGTTTCAATAATTGTTAAAATAATTGATTCAACGGGTTGTGAGTACTTTGAACCTTTTTCTTGTCCCGTTACTCCAACTCCAACACCAACATATACTCCAACACCAACTCCAACACCAACAGATCTATGTTATTGCATAACCGCAGTTAACACAGGCATGACAACAGGTTCATTCTACTATGTGGATTGTGATGGAGTACTAATTGAAAAAATTCCGGTTCCGGCAGATATGACAATATATGTTTGTGGTTCTAATCCAACATTACCTGACCAAGTTTCCATAACGGTTGGTGGTCTATGTATTTCAAATAGTTGTCCAGATCCTACACCAACCCCAACAACAACACCTACAAATACACCAACGATATCATTAACACCAACTAACACACCTACAAATACGCCAACAATTTCCGTAACACCTACAATATCGTTAACACCTACAAATACACCAACTAACACTCCTACGGTTACTCCATCTTCAACTCCAACAACAGGATTTGCATACCTAATAATTGAACCATTGACCGCATCCACATCAATAGGGAATTATATGTATTCAAATAGTTCACCTCAATTCTTTGGGTTCTCAAACACAACTCAACCTAGCGTAAACGCTATTGATTTTGATAATGAACTTAATTTATATCTTGACTATTCTGGTTGGACAAATGGTGAATTACCAACTATTATAACATCAAACGTACCACAAGTGACAGGAGGTGTTGATTCATTTGGTAATCCTATTGTTTCATACAATTTTGAAACTGTTCAGGTCTCTGCTGGAACGATATCAACAAACGCATGGTATACTTGGTTAATCCCAATAGGTTTAACTAATTTTAATTATCAGAGTGAAATTGATGTTAGCTTATCAAATCCAAATATTTTTACAAGTGTTTTAACCGAACCAACAATAAGTGTTAACACATTTACATATACAGGATCAACAATACCTCCTGTTACTTATAGAGTTTATACAACGTATCCATCTAATGATTTCTTGTTAGATAATACATTAAACGATATTTATTTTAGAGGTAGTGTAGTAAGCCCGTAATTATGTATGTTTCCATATAAGAATCCAATAACACCGATACAAATAATTGGCACACAAAGTGTGTCAAGAGATAAGTCTTTTGGTACAAATTTTAGTACCCTATCTACAGGTGGATACATGGAAGTATATTCACTTGATCAATTATATTATACAATACCACCCTCAACATACGGAGCAATTAATTTTTCAGGTAATTCAATACCTATAATGTTTTCAAAGGGTAGTGGGACGACATTTTCATTAGACACTCTAACTTTAAGTCCTGATAATATTTCTTCGGGTAGAAGAAAAATTGGTATGTTGGTTTATGTAAAAAATGAGGATCAAGTATATCAATACAACATTGATAACTATGAGTCTTTATGGAATTCAGCCACAGGAGCAACAGGTGTTGGTGGGTCAACAGTTGTAATATCAGATTTTGGTACAACAGTAAAGGCAAATTCACCTGAAGGTATTGCATTTATTAGTGGTTGGACTGCAAATACTATTGATGGTGTTAGTGGAGTAACTAGACCTAATGCTGTTTGGAAAAAATATTATGGAAATAATCTTTCAATAACGGGAGGATCCTATAGTATGGGTACACTCACGTTAGTTAACATAACGGGAGGTACAGTAAATATAACAGGTATTTCAGGTGGTAGCGGTGGTGATTCCATTACTGGGGGTACATTTAATTATAACACGGGGACATTATCTTTAAATTCAACAGGAGGTACAATAACCATAACAGGTTTTACAGATGTTTATGTAACTGGTGGGACATATAACAATTCAACGGGAATCGCAACTTTTACAAACAATACAGGCGGAACATTTAATGTTAGTGGATTTACAACAGGCGGAACATCTGGGACTGATGTATTTGTAACAGGAGGAACATATTCATCAGGAACTGCAATATTTACAAATAATACGGGAGGGACATTTAATGTTTCAGGATTTTACACGGGAGGAACTGATGTATTTGTAACAGGAGGGACTTATTCTGCAGGAACAATAACTTTTACAAACATAACAGGGGGTACTTTTGACGTAACAGGATTAACAACAGGATCAACATCAGTCATTAGTGGTGAATATTTACCTTTAAGTGGTGGTACAGTAACCGGTAATACAATTTTCACCCAAGGTTTAACTGCGACAACAATATCTGCAACAACATATCAAAATTTACCTTTGGATGTTTTTGTAACAGGAGGAACGTATTCAGGTGGTACTGCGATTTTTACTAATAATACTGGAGGCACATTTACTGTTACAGGTTTTACAACAGGTGGAACGTCAGGTGTTGATGTATTTGTTACGGGTGGTACGTATTCAAATGGAACTGCGATTTTTACAAATAATACGGGAGGTACATTTAATGTAAGTGGTTTTACATCTACAGGCGTCACTCTAGGATCTTTTGGTATAACGATAGATGGTGGTGGGTCTGTTATTACAACAGGGTTGAAGAATTATTTATCTTTACCTTATAATGGATATATTACAGGATGGGTAATAATTGGGGATCAGTCTGGATCCACTTCTGTTGATATATGGAAAGATTCTTATGGTAATTTTCCACCTACAGTTGCAGATTCAATAACAGGAGGAAACTATCCTTCATTAAGTTCTCAACAAATTAATCAAGACACCACTTTAAGTGGATGGACAACTAATTTTTCGGTTGGTGATATAGTTGCTTTTAATGTTTTATCGGCATCAACCGTAACAAAAATAAATTTAACAATTAATGTTATAAAAACATAAGATATGGCTAAAAATTTAATAGAGTTTGATGCTTATAGTGCTGATGTTGTTGATTATAATAATTATAACTCAACAAAAACAGTTTTAGGCCCTGATATATATAAATTTACGGGTGCAACAACAAGTGATTATTATATTTCACCAAATCCAACAACATTTAGAGATATAACACAAGATACAGGTGTTAATAACTGGGGAGATATAGACGTAATACCATATACCGGAAATACTCAATGGTTATTCGCACTAAAGGGTTTTGATGCTTCGGTCGCAACAACAGACATTGCAATGTATGAATTTGATAAATCAAATTTCACTTACAGTTATGTTGGTGCAATTTCTTGCGCAAACTTAGATAGTTCCAACCTTAGAATTCAACACGCAATAAAAGCAAGTTTAAATTATTACACAGGAGGCACAGTTCAAGTAAACGGGACTTCAGTTACAGGGACAAGTACTGATTGGATTAGTAATAGGATTGCCGTAGGATCAAGGATTGGATTTGGATCAAATGACCCGTCTCAAATCACTCAATGGTATAGAATTAGTGGTTATACAAACATGACAACACCTTCAGTTTCAAATGGAGCAATACATTGTGTAAGGGTTGATAATTCAGGGAAAATTTATATCGGAGGAGATTTTACAACATACAATGGAGTTAGTACTAATAGGATTGCCAGATTAAATTCAAACGGAACCATAGACACTTCATTTAGCACATCAGGATTTAATTCAACAGTTAGGGTGATTAAATTTGACTCATCCGGTAAATTATATGTTGGTGGTGATTTCACTCAATATAGTGGACAGACAAATAACCGAATAATAAAATTAAATACTGATGGTACTAAAGATACCTCATTTGACAATACTTCAGGTTTTAATAGTACTGTTTATGATATTCAATTTGACTCTACCGGATCCTTATGGGTGGGAGGTGCTTTTACAACTTACAGTGGGGTTTCTTCACCATATTTAGCAAAACTCACAACAGGTGGAACTAGGGATGTTAGTTATTCAACAACAAATAGTCCAAACACAAATGTTAATACAATTGCTGTTGATAATAATAATGATGTCTATATTGGTGGTAACTTTACTCAAGTTGGTGCGGTGGCAAATAACTCAAGATACATTGCAAAAATTTTAAAAACAGGTGGTACTGATTCCACTTTTGTTGTTGGTGCGGCTGGTTCGTCTAATGCTTTTGATGGTGTAGTTTTTACGATTCATTATAAATCTTCTACAAATACAATTATTGCGGGTGGTTCATTTGGTAGTTGGAAGGGGTCAAGTAATATACATTTAACTGAATTATCCTCAACGGGTAACGCCATTATTACATCGGCATCACCTTCTGCTGTACAACCATATTCAATGGTGGTTGATTCGTCAAATAATATTTATATTAACACAAATCAATTTACCACAACTAAAAGAAATATCAATACATTAACCGCGGATCCAAATTTTTTATTTAATTTAACTTCCGCAGCAAACGCTGTAAGTTATTCAAATAATGCAATGGCATTAAGTCCTAGTGAAGATAGGTTATATTTAACAACATCTAATACGGCAATAGATAATGGAATCGTTTGTGTTGAAACAACGGGAGGAACAAGAGATCCTAATTTTATAACAACCACAGACTATATATCACAAAGGATCTCATTAAATAGTTCTGCCGGTGTTTTTTCCACAGGAACTCCTTACGTTATTGAGGAACTAAAATTATTTACGTATAGAACAGGCACCGGGCCTTTTATGATACAAGGACTTGCAAAACAAGATTTTACAATATCCCCAACCTCAATTGTAACTCCTGTTTTCAATTACGCTGCATTATCTAAAGGTATGTATGAATTAGAAGATTGTAACTATACTGTCGCTAGAGGCCCTAACTATGTTGCCACTTTTACAAACACAATAAAAGATAATTATATTACAGGTGTAATAAGTGCAAATACTCAATATCTTTATGTAATTAATAGTACAGGAAGAATAGCAAGATTTAATATTAAAAGTCCAACAATAAATCAAATTGGTGATAGTAGTGGTCGTATTAAATTTAACACTTTTAGTCAATTAATTGAAAGCACAAACGCAGTTCTTGATACCACAGGATCTGCCCCAAATACATATTCAACAGGTAAATTTACAATATCAACAATGCAATCAGGAAGTGCTCAAGGAGTTGAGTCGTTTTATATGGACGGTTCAGGTGTTATTCAATCACCAATAGAATCTTTCTCAAACGAGGCAACACTTTCATTTAGTGTAATGTCTGAGGTTCCTCCAGGGTCAACAACCACTTATGCTGCGGCAGGAAACGTAGGTAGAGTATATTATATGCCTGAAATTGATAGATTAATTGTTTTAAACACATCAACAACGGCAAAAAGTTATATAACAGGATATAGAACAAACTTACAACAACCAACATTGGTGAGTACCTTTTATGGTAGAGAAACTTATAATAATTTAGCATATGAAAATTCATTTGATTTGGCATTTTTATTTAATGGAGGTCAACTACAAGGAAATACATCAAACGCTAATGCACCTAAATATCCTGACACATTAGGAACTGGATTCTTTGGGTCTGTTTGTAATGGTGTTTTACATTTATGTAGACCTTTAAATACCATACAAAATAACCTATATTCCGTACCATTATCTTGTGAGGCAAAATATGTTGACACATCTAATAATGTTTTTATTAGCCCAAAATATACTTTACCAAACGTAATTTCAATTACAGGGTTATTTGTTAATACTCTTAAAGAGTATGGAAGTTACCCATTTGCATTACCACCAGAACCAATTGTTATTGATTATAGAACTACAGGAATTGATGATAATTCAGGATCTTGGACAACGTTTACTTCAGTTGAGGATTTAAATAATGATATAATCTGTGAAGGTGTTTTAGATGACATAACAATACAATTTAGATTTTCATATAAAGTTGCTGGCAATACTTGCTTAGTGAATAGAATATATGGGTTTAGTTTATTATATGAAGATGATAGAACTGATTCTCATTACAGTCCATCCGTCGCTAAAACAAATTTAAATAATAGAATATTTGCGTGGAGACAAGATTCCTTATGGAATGGTAATATTCCCGATCTTAAATTAAGATTATATAATTCAACAAATAACAATATTGTATTTTATGATACGGTATCAACCTCATCTTCAGGAACATGGGAGTATTCAACAGATGGGAATACTTGGCAGTCTTGGGCATCATCGGCAGATACAGTCGGTAATTATATTCGTTATGTTGCCGATTTTGTACCTTCAGGAATAAAATTAAGAGTAGGATTAAATAAAATATAATATGTATAAAAATTTTATTGAATATAATTTTGATACTCAGTCGGTTGACTATCCTCTTAATTACGATTCCACAAAATTGAATTTGGGGTATTTAATGGAAAAAAATACCGATTCATATGGAGACATTTACGTAACCCCATATGAACCTTTTTTTATAAGAGGTTATGAGGTTGTAAGACAGTTTTCAACGGTATATAACGACCAAATTAATTCATTAGGGTTTTTAAAATATAATTCAGACGTAAACTGGATTATATATAACCATGGTACAGAAAATACGGGAAATGTGGCTAAAAGATTTTTTTTAGGTACATACACAAAATCCACAAAAGAATTTAATAATATTGGTAGTATTACGGTTAACGCACCAAATAATGCTTCACATACCTCATATTCTATAACACCATCTATGGAATATCATACTGGCGGTACTGTAAGTGTTAATTCAACAATTGTTAGTGGTGATAGTACTTCTTGGGTTACCAATGGTGTATGTGCGGGCAATAGAATTGGCTTCGGATCAACAATATCAAGTGCAATTACTAAATGGTATGAAATTACATCAGTATCGGCTAATACAGTTTTAATTATAGGTAAAGAATATAGTACTGATGGCGAAACTAATGGTTTATCATATTCCGCAGGTACTCCATATGTAATTGAGGATTTTAGATTAATTTATACCAATTATGGGGTTGCAACAGCATCAATTAGAAGTATTATGATTACTAAAGGTTTAAGATATGAACTTTTCAGACCAACTCCAACTGTTATTCCTGTTGCAACAACCGTAGATAACATAAGGGCAGGATACAGAATAATAGATGCAACAGGAACTACCGCATCATTCATACCAATTGGTCTTATAATGGAAGATAAAACGTCTTTTACTAACCAAGAATTATATAGTTTGAGTTATCTATCATCCACAACATCATCCATACAAAAATTCAACATAAGATCACCATTAACAGTTGTTGGTGGAGTTTCAAATTCTCCATTTTTATTAACAACAGGATCTCAATCCCATGGAGGAACAAATATGGGATTCTTCAATTCATTTATCAAAGGAACTAATAATAATTATTATATAAATTATTACACAAGGATTGGTAGAGTAATTCCTGCAAATATAGTTAGTGGATCAACAACTTTTATTTCAGACACTATGGTTGAGAACCCTCCTGGGTCTGCGGTTACTTTTAGTACCAGTTCACAATTACAAGGGTTCCACTATTTAGAAAAATCACAAAGATTTTATATACCAAATTTACAAGGAACATTTAGGCATTATGTTACCCCATACATTAGTGGTTCAACCACCACTTTTGAGAGAGTTGCATTAACAAATGACACAGTCCAAACAAACACATATACGGTGTTTAGTATTGATGAGCCTACAGCTAACTATATTAGCTCACCAATAAGATCATATTATTTTGATGAGTTGTCATACATTGTTAGGGATGTAGCAACTAATAATAATATCATATACGCATTACCTTTAGAGGCAGACAAACAATATCATACAACAACAAATGCTTATATTATAACACCAGAGTTTTCTACACCATCAGCAACAACATATAATAAAATTTATGTTAAATCAAAATCATATTTTAATGAAGATAGATTTATTGTCCCAACAGAAAATTTTGACATTTATTATAGAACTTCAGGAATAACTGCAGACACAGGATCTTGGGTATTAGTTGGCCAAAACGGAGATATTTCTTCCTCATCAGGTTCAAGCATTCAATTTAAACTAACATTTAAAACAATCGGTAATAATTGTATTCCATCAAAAATATATGGAATTTCAATGTCCTATTACGAAAATAACACCCCACTTTCAACAACATATTACGACCCATCAATTGAAAATACAAATATTGGGTCTCAAATTTTTTCTTGGAGGCAAAGTTCTATATTCAATGACCAAATACCAAATCTTAATATTAATATTTATAATGTAACTGGTAGTACATTACTATTAAGTGATAGTGTTAGTGGATCAACAAATGGTATTTGGCAATATTCATCAAATGATGGTAATACATGGAATTCATGGTCATCATCGGCAAATACTGTGGGTAATTATATTAGATATAGTGCAAGTACCTTATCCGCATCAGGATTAATAGTTAAACCAATATTATACACATGATAGATGATATAACATATGATTCATTAATCTTTATATATGAAACACCTGAAAGTACCCCAGGTGGGGTTACTCTTGGGTACAGTTATGATGGTGATAATTTTGACTTTCAACAAACCAGTGGTGGTACGGGTGAAGTTAGTTTTATTTTTATAAGTTAAATTATGGAAAAAATTTTACTAGAAAAAGGAGAAATATTACACAATGAACCAAATAGGGTTGTTTGTGTTAGTGGTGAATATGAATATGATGAAATGGTATTAGTCGGTGAATTAAATAACCCAATATATCCACCTGATTTCCCATTATATCAATATCCGGCATATTATATTAAGTATGGAATATATCAACCCGAATAATTAATATAATCGTCTAATTATATGATATTTAAAATTATCGTTTAATTAGATGATTTACCAAATTTCTCTTGATCTCATATATCCTAAAACACAAGTATATGCATCAGTTTGATCAAAGTTTTCTTTCTTGAGAGTATTATTTTTGGTGTATAACCATTGGATCTGTGGTTCCTTTTTTGCAACTAATTCCCAAATTATCATTTTCTTATCAACATCTTTTGGTAATCCTCCAAATAATACAAATTTCTTTTTATCATTTTCCTTAACCAATTCAGGGAATGCAAATTTTCTTGAATTATAGGTTGATATAAATTCAGGAACAATACCTAAAACATCATATATTTCTTTACATATCAATGTATTAAACCTTAATAATGTTTGTATTGTATATACGTTATTTGAATTTAATAATGGTTCTTCAATGATTACGTTTACAATACCCAAATTTTTATATTCCAATAATTTTGTTTTAAAAATTTCAGATTTTAAAATAAGCTCTAACATCTTATTATCACCAAAATCTTTAGCTTTTGGTCTTGGTGAAACGTGAGATAACTCTAAAAGTTCTTTTGTTTGTATATCAAATAAAGCCCAACCTATAGTTCTTGTTGAGACATCTAATCCTAATATCTTGGGTGAGTTCTTAATATTTTTTGCCATAAAAAAATTATTTATTAATAATATAATGACTAATAAAAAAAATTAAAGTTTTAGAAATCTAACTTGACCACAAATTGCTGAATACCTTGTCTTAAAACAGGTGATTGTAATTTAGAGACAACCAAAACATCTTTGTTTCTATCAAGTAATGCAATTTCACTAATATATAATGGATTACCTTGTGTCCAAGTAGGATTTGTACTTCTAAGGAACTCAGCATTACTTAAATTGACCTTGTATTTCATTTCGTAAATTGTTGCTTGGATGTCAGTCTCAAATGATCCATAGAAATAATATTCATCACCGAAATTAAGTGTTTGACCCGTTGCTCCAATTTGTGGCAATGAAATATAATTATTAAGATTATATGTCGGTGCGGTATTATATAAATCAGGTGTAATAACAAATGTAGTTCCTGTTAATCCATTTTCAGTTAAATAACCATTTATTGTAGATCCTGAAAGTGATGAGGTAAAATCAATGATCTTCCAATTCGCAGGATTTGGTCTTGTTCCTGTAGTTACTTTTTGACATAATATTTCAAAGTTAGTTGCATAATAACCATTAGGAACAACACAAGATGTAATACATTCACTACCGGCACTAAATGATGGTTGAACCAAACATTTAAATTCTTCTCCGAATCTAACCGCAACATTTTTGGTTGTATCAGGATTACAATCATTATTATTTCCTGTTATCTTTGAGTAATAATTACAATGTAGTGAGTTTGTAAATCCTGTCGGATTTGACAATCTATAAGTAACGAACATAGTTTCATTACTTCCTGTCAAAATTCCATCAATGGTTGTTGTTGATTGACCACAAGTGTTAGGAGTGATCAAAGATATTTGTGGTGCGGTTAATGTCCAGTTTCTATTTGACTTATAAGACATTGCCGCAATAATTTCTTCATCGTCAATAACAATTATTTTACTATCAGGGAAAACTTTACCAACTCTACTTGGGTATCCGTCAGCATTTGCATGAGTATCCCAAAGATGATAATATCTAATTCCTGGTTGGTTCATTCCTGAATTCTTTGTTGATTCAATATAATGAACTTCAAATAAATTCTTATCCTCAAATCCCGCAGGATCTACCCAAAAAGTTTCACCAAAACAACATTGTGAATTCTTGTGCCACATAAGCCAAGGAACGTGTAATTTAAAGTTTCTTGCTTGTCCTGTAGTGTCTTCAGGGTTTGTTGGATCATAAGGTTCAAGAGCAAATTTTTCACCATAGAAGAAATCAATTGTTTGATTAGTATAGTGAATGATCGCAATTGCCTTTTGTTCACTAGGTGTTACTGTTATTTTCTCATCAAACGAGTTATAATAGTAAACAGAACTAGTGTCTCTACTTCCTAATGTGGAAGCATAACCCAAATATTCTTTAGTCCCCAAATAATCTTTGGATCCAAAATAATTATAACCTTGATATACAGATGGTATCAAACCTGCCGGATTTTCACTCCAAGGAATGTTCATGTTCCAAACCTTTACATCAAATTGATCTATATCACAAACAGATTCAAAATTAATTACATCCTGACTCCAATGTGGGCCTGGTGTAATACTATCATATATCGTTGTCATGTTTGGTGGATATATTAATACTCTTGAATAACAATTACCTGAGAAATTTGATAAATCAGGGGTATTTCTATCCAATGTAACAACATTACCACAAATACCAACAATCTTATATGTCATCATAGGATAACAACTCTCAAGAGACATTAAACAATCAGGTAGTGGTGGTGGTGGGCAAGCAGGACTTGACGATGGAGTTACACAAGGAGTTTTTGTTGGTGTTGGTGTTGCAGTTGGCGTACACTCAATATTATTTGTACTACTTGGTGTTGGGGTAGAAGTCGGTGTTGAATAGGGGGACGCTGTCGGCGTAGGTGTTGGTACATTATAACAAATTTGATTGGTGTCTGATTTACCATCAAAATATATTGTTATAAGATCCCCAACTGAAGGTGTTGTTGATGTATTATAACTAACACCCGAAAAAATCAATGTTATTTCACTTGACCCACTAAGTTGACCTAAATTTACAACATAATTAGAATTTATAACATAATTGTCATTAGTTAAAGCACTCCAATTTATCGTTGTTGCGGTTGTATTACCCGTAAAAAATCCCCTTAATGGAGCCCTATTAAAAACAGGTTCAATATCTGAATCCATATATGGTATACCATATGTATTCCCATTACTACTATCAACAAAATAAGGGTATTTAACACTTTGTCTATTTGATTGAGGTATTCCAGCACTATTTTGTGTATTAAATGGTGGTTCTAAAACCATACTATATGGTTGATTATAACTGCTAGGTAATGCGTTGTATGATACTTCACTATCTCCAATTTGGAAATAAGCAATATTAAAATTACCTTCAGACAATTTTTGTCTTCCTGTGTCGGTTACTCTAGTATTTACTAAACCCGATGTATTTTTAAGTATATATGCCATTTGTTATATAAATACTATATTTTCTATTTTATTACAACACCAATGGGGGGTTTACTATTGCAACATCACAACATTCACACCCATTAATTTCCACATTGTTTAAATTTAACGTATAAGAATGTTTTTCTGACAAACAAGGAGTATCAGGATCAAGTAATGGATTAAGTGTTGTCACATTATTTATTGTACCATTAACAGTTGTTCCTTGTATCATCGTAATATTACCCCAAGTTTTTGTTGTTACACTATTAGTTGATGTTGGATTTGGTATTGCAAAATTATTACATCCTTTACCTAACAATGTTTGTATATTTTGTGTTGATTGTGATGTTACGGAAATAGGTGATCCATTAACATTCACAACAACATTATCATTATAGGTATATGCGCTGAATACAGGTGAAACCGTAAAATCACTTACATGAACCAAATCAAATGTTACCGAGGATCCAACAGGTAATGAAGGTGTTACCGATACATTAAATGTATTTCCAATATTATTCAAAGTTAATGTTATAACATATGTTTGATTTGGTGGTGGAAAATTTAAAGTTGCGGTTTGATTAAAAGTTTGACCCGAAGAATCTATTACTGAAGTTGAATAAATTCCACCACATAGGTTTTGGAATATTGGTTGATTATTGAAATAATTAACCCCATTTATTGAGTATTGGTATGGAGGTACTCCGTCAATAATATCAAAAACTATACTTCCGTCACATCCACAGGTTGGTTGATTAATAGTGAGATTATATCTTAATATATCTTGTGTCCCACAATTACCTTCAGTTAGAGATATTGACTGTATTTGGTATGGTAAAGTTACACCTATCGTATTCCATCCCGTTAATGGCGGAACCGCAGGATTTAAATTAACCAATGTATATGGTAATCCTGTTATTTCCCACTGATTATTTATGGAATCCCAACGTATTAATTTAAAAGTATCTGAGGAGATCCAACTAGGTTTTCCACCATAATAACCATTAAATGTAAAATCAATAACTTCCAATAATGAAACTTTTCCAAATCTACCTTTAATAACCAAACATAGATCAGGGAATGCCGGTATAGGGGTAGGTGTTGGTGTTGGCGTAACGCTAGGTGTTGGTGTATCTCCCGTTAAAACACATATTGTGTTTGCAGTAAAATCACCATAATAATCTATAACCGTTGCAGAATATTCTCCAACACCCAAATTTGTTATAGTTTGTGAATGGCTTCCATTTTCCCAATTTATATAATAAGGTGGTGTTCCTCCTGTGATTAATAAACTTACAGTTCCATCTGTTGATCCTGGATGTGTTGGTTGATCCACAAAACATTGGACTCCCATTGGAAATATTGTTAGGACGTTACATTCATTTTGATATTTAAGTGTTTCTCCCGGACAAGTTCCATCAACACATAGTCCTTTTACCTCAAAATTTATATCAAGACATGATGTAATCGGATTAAAATCTTGACTACAAATATTATATGTAACTCCACTTAAAAATGTTTCAGTTACGGTTCCACCAGTACAATTGTTGTACGTTAATTCGTACTCACTTAAACTCGCAAAACTAAACTCTAAACAATAACAATTTGACATTTAAATGGTGTTTTATAATAAATAATCAATTAACCTATTTTTGAGGTAATTAATTAAAATAATATTCATAAATCCTTAAAAGTGAATTATGGAACGTAATATATTCTATTAGAGTCAGTTGAGCAATAATAAACAGATCCTGATGGTAATCCACCAGCACCATCTTGTAGATCCACAATTGATAAACAATTCATAAATGTTGTATTGTCTCTATCTGTTGTAATACCATTACCTACTATGAATGAACAATTATTTGAAATAGTATTTCCTGATCCCCCTAATATTCCAGTATGTACTCCATTTGACGTATTGTACCCACCTCCACCAATAAAAGAATAATTACCGTTTGTGAAATTACTAATACCTCCAACAACTGTTGATGCACTTCCACTTGACGTATTACTTTGCCCCCCTAAAATAATTGAGTATCTGCTGTTAGATGTATTACACTCACCTCCAACAACAACACTATAACAACAATTAGAAGTATTTTTATATCCACCACCAACAATTGAGCAATCACCTATTATCGTGTTAAAAATACCACCCGCAATTGTGGATCCAATAGTTGATCCTGTTGAGGTAATTGTATTACCACTACCACCAGCAATTGTAGATATTGAAGATCCTGATGTTAAAATTTTATTTAATCTACCACCCCCAATTGTTGATCCATAACTTGATAAAGTATTTGTAGTTCCGCCACCAATAAACGAAAATTCACCAAAAGATTCATTTCCAACACCTCCCCCAACGAATGAATAAATTCCATCTGATATGTTTCCATAACCACCAACTACAACTGAGTGCAATTTACTTGATATATTAGTACTTCCACCAACTACCACCGATAAATTACCATTTGATGTATTAGAATCACCACCACCTATAAAAGAAACACATCCATTAGATGTGTTATTTGTACCACCAACTATAGTACTATAATTTACTTGGGGGGATATTGTATTTCCTCCCCCACCACCTATGAATGAACTAACATCCGATCCAATAAAATTACTACCTCCTCCAACAATAGTATTAGTGCTTTCACCTGTTATAACATTTAAAAATCCTCCTCCGATAAAATTATATGCTGACGGTGTAAATGAGTTACTAAAAACATTAATGGTATTTTGTTGTCCTCCACCAATAAAATTTAAACCACTATAATAATATGAAGAATATGATGAGATGGTATTTTGTTGTCCCCCACCAATAAAGTCACCACCAATAATAGAATAATACGATGATGTTGTATTTTGAGCCCCTCCCGCTATTGTTGATGTATACCCAAATGAAGTATTACAATATCCACCACTAAGTGTAGATAAAACACCTTCAGAAGTATTACAATACCCCCCACTAAGTGTTGAGAAATCTCCATAAGCGGTATTTTTAGTACCACCCCCAACTGTTGATTTTGATCCACACGCAAAATTGCTACATCCACCCCCAATTGTGGAATAAGTATTTAAAGCAGTATTACATCTACCTCCACTAACAGTTGAGTAATCACAACAAGCATTATTATTATTTGCACATCTTTCTGTGGATCCAACTCCATCGCCCAAAATCATAATTGTTGATCCTGTTATTGTATTCATAACTTGTCCAATTGTGGCTTTATATGAAGATCCTGCAGGATTTTGTGATATGTCTGTTGGGATTACAATATGAACAAGATCGTTAAGTGTAACTCCTGTTACTAATACTCTATCGGTTAATTTTTGTGTTGGCATTTTTAAATTTTTTTTTGTTTATAAATAATATAATATTTCCGCAGTACCTAAAAATGTTGCACTTGCACTTAATGGTGTTATACACACCCACATTTCGTCAAGTGTTCCGTCAACATTAGAACCAACTCTAATTTGATTGTCATCCACTCTAATCGTTGTAAGTGCCGATGTCCCTGATTCACCAATTAAGGATGACATAATGTGACCTGGTGATGTTATTGTTGTTGTCACAGTTCCGTTGTAAACTGAGTATTGGAATGGTGAATTTGGTATGTCTGTCCAACTTGGTGTTACGGATAATGTGGGGTTAAACTCAATAGTTACTAAGTAATTATCGTTTGAGGTGTTTAAAATACTCAAACTACTGTATTGTGATGTCACTGATTTATAACCTTGTTTAAGCCTATAACCAATATATGGATATTTTGTACCTGATGAATTTAAATCTGCCGTTGTTGAGTTTATAACACCTACGGTTGAGTATAGTCCGTTTAATGCACCTTCAGTCGATACTTGTGAACATATCATATCAAAATAACCTGAACCAACCCCAACCTGTCTTATTTCATACCTGATAGGTTGATTTGGTGATGACATATAAACATTTGGTTCATTATTTGCACAATTATGTTCAGTGAAATAAATTAATATACCCGATAAATCCAAACCAAATCTCATTCTACCAACACCTAACCATTGATAATCAACTGACATTAAATTAGTGTTAGTCCAATTTATCCCTGTTGGGTCAAATTCATTACTGTTCCATGTGGTTGTTGCCGCAGTGTAAACTGTAGTGCCCGACCTCCATATCTGAAAGCTTATTTGATTTGTAACCCCATTACTTTCCAAAAAGTATCCATCAAAAACAGAATTGTATGGTGACCCTGTTATTGTTGTAAAAGCCCCAACCCTTTTTATGACATTTGTTTCTAACTGAAAATTTGAGAAACTCGCTTGAAATAATTGACTCTTACCTGGTTGATAAATTGGGTGTGTTTTACCTTGTCTAATAACTAAATCATTATTTGCGGATGTTGACATTCTAACTCTTGCGTATTCTTGGTTAAAAATGGATGTTGCAGTTCCTGCGGTTACCTCATTAATTTGTAATGGATTTTTATCATATACGTGTTTAATATCCACTAAATTTTGAACTGCGGCGGTTCTTAATCTACCAAAAGCATCAATATTTGGACTATCCGAATAAGCAACTTTATTGTTAAAAATGAACGACATATTATTTTATATTAAATACCAATTTCCGTTTCTTACCATTATTGTAAGAGACATATAGTTTATATTCATATCAACGTATGAATTATTATCAATTAATCCTGATGCCGGTGTTAATCTTATTCTATAAGAACCTGAAGTACCTGCCTCATCCTTTATTATTAATATATATCCATCTTTAGCAACTGTTGATGGTAAAGTTAGATCCACATTTGAACTTCCGCTAACACCCCAATATGTTTTATCCCAACTAATTGTTTGTGATGTTGTTATTGCGGTTGTTGGATAATATTCAAATACAGCATTTAAAGCTCTTGTTTTAACAACGCCTGTTGATACGTCTCTAACCAAGAAATTTGTGTTTGTTGGGTCTGAATCTGGAGTATTTTGTAATCCAAGATAATTAGTGTGTAAAGTACATGCCGAAACAGAATATACCCCTTTACCAACGGCAGCAGAATAATCATGTGTAATGGTATTACCGCTTCCACCAATAATTGTTGACCCACTTGATAAAATAGTATTTAAATAACCCCCACTAATTGTTGAACCTGTTGATAAAATTGTATTACATTCTCCACCAGAAATTGTTGTGAAATCAGATATTAACACATTAAACCTACCACCACTAATTGTTGAGAAATATCCTGATGAGGTATTACATCTACCTCCCCCTATTGTTATACCATTATTTGACCCTATATTTTGAATCCCTCCCCCAATAGTTGACCCATAACCACTTAATGTATTATAATTACCTCCCCCTATTGTACCTCCATTATCAATCACTAAATTTAAATAACCACCACCTATTGTGGCTCCAAGACCTATTGCAGAGTTATGATACCCACCACTTACGGTGGAAAAAAAACAAATTGATTTATTATTATAACCACCACTAACTGTACTTAGATCACATAAAGTTGTATTAGAATATCCACCACTTACTGTTGTATAGCAACCCGATGATGTGTTTTTAAGTCCTCCACCAATTACAGAATAATCACCCGTTCCTAAATTTTGTCTACCACCACTAATAACAGAAAATAGACCTCCATCAACAGGTATTGGGTCTACAATAAATGACCAATCGGTAGTATTTATAGTTCCACCTGTTGTATTATTTGCAAAACCACCACCAATTGTTATCCCTGCGGAAGTACATTCATCTATTGGTGAATATGTTATATTCCAATTACCACCACCAATTGACGATAATCTTGATGTTGTTTTGTTTTTACAACCACCAACTATTGTTGATAAATATGATGATGTTGTATTTCTAATCCCACCACCAATAAATGAAGATAACCCAGCTGCAGTATTTCCATTACCACCACCAATTGTTGATTCATAACCCAATGCTTGGTTACCGTTTTGAGGGCAAGATCCCCCTCCACCAGCCACAGTTGATCCATTACCTATTGCAATATTATAATTACCCCCTCCAATTGTTGATGAGTATCCTGATGCCGTGTTGAAGTACCCTCCACTTATAGTTGTTCCTCCATAAGCAGATACACTATTAAAAGATCCTCCACCAATTGTTGATCCAAAATAACTATCAACAATATTAAAAAACCCACCGTTTATCGTGTTTGCTCCAGTTCCTGAAGCAGTATTATACCCTCCCCCACCTATCACATTATAACCATAGTAAGCACTTGCGGTATTTCCTGATCCACCCGCAACAACACTATAATTTCCTATGGATGTGTTATCTAAACCACCACTAACGGTAGAGTAATCACCAACCGCATCATTATTATTACCACATCTCTCAACGGATCCAACACCAGTACTCAATACCATTACAGATGTTCCACCTGTTAAAGCCGATATAACTTGACCAAAAGTTGCCTTATAGGATGACCCAGCAGGATTACCTTGGGATAAATCATTAGGATCAACAATATGAAATAAATCTGTTAGATTTACTCCTGTTGCCGGTATTTGATCTGTTAAAAATGCCATTAATCTTTTTTATTTATAAATACAAGTTAGTTTGTTATTGGAATTGATAAATATCATAGTTCATAAAATAAAAATAGTCCCCATCTTGGAATTGTTTTCCTTTTGGTGGTAGGTCAACACAATTTAAAATCATAAATTTCTCACATCCCACACCATCAATAATTTTAACACCAATTGCTGGTGCCATATCAAATGCCGGTGGTAATACAATAGTTGCTGATGGTGGAATTGCGGTATTTACTGTTGCAACCAATATACAACCATTACCATAAACATTACAAACATAAATTTCATATGGTAATGTAATACCCGTAACATTATTTATTACTAATTGACCCATTATTGGAATACATAATTTATATTATCCATAAATAAAAATTCAACATCATCTTGGAATATCTTTGTGTCTCCACCGCAGAATACACAAGAAATGTCATAATTAATTATTAAATTTATAACAACATTCGCATCATCAAGTTGGTTTATTGTTGTTGGTTGACAAGCTGTTCCTCCAGTTATACATCCACTTTTTATAATGATTTGATTTGTTTCAATATTTGCAACAACACTTGTTATACCACTAAAAGAATAAAGTAGATCGGTTATCGCTGTTACCCACTCCTCATCGGTAGGATAATCATTCATTGTTGATGCGGTGTAGAAAATACTTTGTTGATTCACACCATTAACCGTAACATCAGCAGTAAATGTGGCGGAATTTAATATACAACCCGTATCACCACTTGTTAGATCAAAATATCCTTCATTAAACATTTGTAAAACACCTCTTCTTCCCGATACCCCAGTATTTCTAAATTTATCCGCACAAACATTATAGATCTCGTATCCTGTAAATAATGTTGTTCCATTCAATGTAGTTGTTCTTGTAAATGAACATCCATTATTATCAATAACTTGTAATGAATATGTCCCTGCGGTTAATCCTGTTACCGTTGTTCCTGTTTGACCATTAACGTTCGGAGACCAATTAAGTGTAAATGGTGGAACCCCACTTGTTATTAAAGCTGAAAGTTCTCCGTCATTACCTACCAATGGTTGGACATTGAAAAAGTCAAAATAAACTCCGACTGACCCTGTAATATAAACGGTTTCAGTTTGACTACATCCTCCCGCATCTGTTACTATTATATTGTAAAATCCTTGTGATAAATTATTAAACGACGATACCGGCCCTGAAGGAAATCCTGTTACTTCATATGTATATGGTAATGTACCCCCCGATGAAGCCAATATATGAATTGATCCATTATTAAGACCACAAGTTGTTCCCGTTGTACTAGCAGTAATTGTAAAAAGATTTGTATTACTTACGGTTGTTGTTCCCGTATATATACAAGTACCATTACTAACTTCAACAGTATAATTTCCTGAAGGTACTGAAGGGAATGTATTACTAACACCTGCAGTATTTATTGATACCGTGTTTCCTGAACTATCAATTAAAACATAAGTAAAAGTTCCTGATGGTGACCCAGCATTTATTAAAACGTCTATAGATCCATCATTATTATTACAGTTTGAGTTTGTGGTTGTTATTGAGACTACTGAAAACCCATTTGGCGTTATTAATTCAACACTATCAATATCTGTACAAAGTCCCGCATCGGTAACCATCACAGTTAATATTCCTGATGATAAACCTGTAAATGTAATCGTATTTGAAAAAGTTACTTCAACATATCCATTTGAACCTGAAAAATAATATGGTGGAGTACCTCCAACAACCAACACCTCAACCTCACCATCATTGGAAAAACAAGAAGGTGATGTGGTTGTAAATGAAACGATATTTGGTGCGGATGCGGTAGTTACAACCGCATTTTGACTTATTGAGCACCCATTGGAATCAGTAACAGTAACAGTATAAACACCATTTGTTAAACCTGTAATAAATGAAGTTGTTTCTCCTCCAGGTAGCCAAGAATAGGTATATGGAGGATTTCCTGTTTGTCCGGTAACATATATTTTACCCGTACCTAATAACGATTCACAATTACTATCATTAATAACATAAGTACCATATGTAAATGTGGTAGATGATTTTACAATACAAGATTCACTTTTACCTGTACATCCACCACCGTCATCACCAACAACATAGTAAGTTCCGGCAGATAAGAATGGGAATATGTGCGTTGCACCAACATTTGTTGCCGAATCAATTAGATTATCATTTATATCATATAAATAAAAATCAGCACCTGATAGATAAACATTTTGTGTTATTGCGGTTATAGATCCATTAGAATCACCACAACTTGTATTTTCACTATCTATTGAAACACAAGTTCCTGAAGAAATATAAATAGGATACGTAACCGCACTAAATGAAGCGTCGGTAATTGTAATTGAGTATTCACCAGCAGGAATACCTGTAACAGAATATAAAGTTGTTGTACCTGAAGTTGGGAAATACCCTGTAGTTGGTGCGGTTTCAAAGACCGAAAATGGTGATGATGTTCCTGTTATATCAAAATAAATTGCACCAACCCCAGAATTACTACAGTCTCCCGTTACAGAATAATTATATACTGATATACTCATTAATTACATAAAAGATTAAAGTTTATTCCCACATTTAATGTAAATGTTTGTGTTTCACTTAATGGAATACAATTATTATTATAAACCGTAAATGTATTATTACCTGTTATAACATAACTCAAACCATAGTCTTGTAAAGTAACAAAACTCGTTTGTACCGCTCCAGTCCAAGCCGCCTCTGTTGGTACAGATAAAGGATTATTATATCCCAATCCATTAAAGAATGGGTAATTTATAATGTCAGTACCATTAAAGTTAACGTTAACATACCATGTTGTTTGTAGTGTTGTTAAATCACAATCACCTAATGTTAATCCATTTGATATTAAGAATGGTTTTAAAGTTGCACCTAGAATTCCACCAAAATTGGTTATTCTTGATCCTTCTTCCCAAGGATATAAAGGACAAGTTAATGCTTGTATAGGACAATCATATTGGAATATTTGTCCAACCAATAAACAAGGATTACAAGGTACAAGAACAATCTGACAACCCATTTGTCTTCTCCATACAAATTTTTGTCTGTGGAATATTGAGTTCTCATACTTAACCCCTGTATTCCATATTGTTGTTGCCGGAACCATTTGTTCAATCAATCTGATCCAGTAATCACCCAATCCATTCACATAATCAATCATTGTTTGATATGTAAAATTATCGTTATCAACACCAGCTAAAGACATTGATTCAAGATATTTCCAATATATTGATTGTAATGTTGGATATCCTCCTGTTTTACCATCAGTTATAAATTGTCTGTTTCTAACATTAATCGTATTATGCCAAAAACTTTGAGCAAACTCAAAAAATGTTTTTTGTTTTGGTTTTGGTACGATTTCAGTCCAATCAATACCCCCTCTTGATGGGTATGGTGTGTTTGGATTAGGATCACAATAGGTTGGTGGTACATATCTTAAACCTTGTTCTGGTATTGGGAAATTATATGTTCTTGACATATTCCATACATCATAAACTAAACCTTGTGATGGGTTCATAAATATATCAACGTTTTTAACGTTCAATACCAATCTTTCATCACCAACAGGATAATAAGCGTTAAATCCTCCATCAGAACTTTTTCTTAATCTACTTTCATTAATGATCCAACTTTTCTTATTATCTATTGTTTTTCTAATTTTATATCCAACTTCCATATAAGGGAATTGTCTATACCTTTGAAGATACTCATCACCATAATTAAATGGTAATAAAGTTGTTTGATAGTCAGGATTTTGACCTGTAAATGTTGATAAAGTAATATCAACTTGAGCTGGCATTCTATGTTGAGGTGTTGACTCTATCCAACCACCTCCTATTTGGAAATAATAACTTTCGCTGTCTAACGGCATACTTGGATATCCAAAAGAATCCATTGGATAATCGGATCTTCTTACACTTATGTCTTGCGTTGTTATATTAGTGGTAAATCCTGTATATTGGACACCCATGATTGAGTAGATGTCCGTAGTGTCTAATGTTGGTGTGTATTGGACGTATGTTCCTCCTGTCAATTGTGCGTATTGCTCTCCAAATTGATTTAGATTTATTTTTTGATCGGCAACATATACATACTCATTAAATTCTGTGATTGCATCAGGAGCTCCAATTAATCTCAATAAAATCTCAATTGATTTTCTTGTTCCCTTTGACTTGAATAGGTATGCGGAATTTAAAATTAAATTTCTATAATATTGATAATTTAATTCTTCAGGTGTTTGTCCCTTTGAGAGTCCTGTAAAAGTGTTCTCACCACTACTAAAGACAGAATTTAATAATTGTTCATTTGTGATTGGTGAGATGTTATCTTTCCATCCTAATGTCAATGCCAAATTTTTTAATAATTGTGATGGAATATCGTTCTTAACCGTATAGTTAACTGAATTCATAAATGCCAACGCACTTATAAATTGTTTGGTTTCATCAAAACTTCTACCATAGATCTGAAGCATTTTTTCAACTTTTTGATCTTGGGTATCAAACTCTTTTATTGCACCTGCCGTTAAAAATCTTGAAACTAAATTTGTACGGTACTCATCCAAACTTTCTGCAATCTCATTAAGATTCAATAAATATTGATTAAAATCAGTACCAGATATTGATATATTCCAACTACCATTAACAGGAAATCTTGCAACTTTTACCGTTAAAGTATATCCACCAGATTCATTTTCAACAGGGGTGTTAAAATATGCTGTATATTTTGGACTTACATCTCTATTCAATAAAAAATTCTCAACTTTATCAAAATCCTCATTGAAAACCTTATTAACATAAAAATCTGTTGGTCGTATTATGATAGTATCATATGATTGTTGTCCACTAAAAGGATTACCTTCAATATATAATTTTAATACTGTATCTGTTTCGGTTGTTGGTATTAATGAGTTAATAGTATAAACCTCATCATTTATAATGACCCCATATTTAGGATATTCTAATGTTATATCTCTCAATGGTGATACAGAAAATTCTCTTAGTTGTAAATTTCTTGCAGCATCAATAGTATAATCAATATCCAATGGATTTCTAATAGATTCCAATGGTATTTCAAAATATGTTTCATTTTCAACACTATCATATTGTATGTTAATTGCAGTTTTTGTAATATTATATTGTGTTGTTGCTGAATATATTTCTAATGCCGCAGGGTAAAAATTTATTATTTTTGTAACGGATACCGACATTCTTTTTGCTAGCGATCCATACAATGTAAAGTTTGTTATTTCACTTAAATCGTAATTAGGATATACTTGAAAATTTTTAGCAACAAGGAGTTTTGATTGTTCAATATCTGAGATATTTAACGTACTCAAGGATATTGGATCAGAAAATGTTCCAATAGTAAAAGTTCTGTTAACCTTTTCAGTAACGTTTGTTGTAAACTCAAAATTCGCTTGCGTAAGTCCTCCACCGGCAACTAATTGTACCCCAACCAAATTGTCAGAAAAACTACCTTCACCGCTTGCTTGTGGTGGGCAAGTATATTTTGTAACCGCCATTATCCTGTTATGTTTGTAAAGTTCTTAGTAAAGTCAATGTTATTACCTCTATCTTGTCTAACCTCATACAATAAGTCATTGAATTGATCTCTAATCTCATACAAATTGTATTGTTTAAAGATGTTGTTATTATTGTCGTAAATAGTATAAATTCCGTCATCAATTGATTTAGTTTGATTACCATAAAGAGCAATCGCAAGTGTTGATATATCGTGTTCAACTATTTCAATTTCAGTTGTTATAGGATTAAAAAATGTGTTTGATATGACAATATCTTGATTTGGTTGTCCTATAAATGGAGTTGCGTTTGGTTTATTAGTTGGTGATGATGATGGTGATAATGTACAAAAAACTAAATTTGTTACCCCTTCAGTATATCTATATCTTATAGATTTTTGTGATGTATTTGTTAAATTCTGTATAACAGGTTCACAATAAAATGATGAGGTAATCATTCTAAAGAAATTAGGTATTTTCGTACCATCGGAATTTAAATACTCTACTCTAAATCCAATTAATCCTTGATTAACGAACTTATTTCTAAATTGTGTTGGGACATTATTAACATCAATCACAATACCTTTTACGTTAGGTAATGCCGATAAAATTCCACAATCAGTAATTCTTGTTCTTATCTCCGCAGGTCTGATATATAAAGTATAAATTCCTAACTTATTAAATTGATCTGCAGGTAATTTTAAATTATATAAACCACCCAATATTTCAACATTAGCGTTTCCGCCAGTTTCATTATTGTTAAAATATGGTCGTAAAATTGTTTTTGCATCCAATTTTGTTAATACAAAATTATCAGTATCGTCTCTGCTTGGTGTATAGTTTAAAATGATATCAACATCATCAGGACTAACATCAGCGGGTCTTATTGTTCCGTAACTACCTGTCGCCACAATTTTTATTTTTAAATTTTGTTTATCGTTTTAAATATAAATACTTAAAATCATTGTTTTTCTACATTAAAAAATCCGTATCCGTACTTCTCTAAATCACCAACATTGTCCACCTCACCCAATCTTTCCACATATTCTAACGCAGACATTTTTCCTCTTTCAATAAAGACATTTGATATTATTTCAGGTTGATCTATAACATTTATTAATGCTTCATTTTTGGTTATTGCCGATAATATTAGATCATCTTGTGTAAAACCTGAAGATTGTATCACATATAATGTTGTTCCATCAGGATAATCATAATAATCCACACCATTTATGGTATATGCAATGTATTCATTATTAGGATCCGTCCCCCAATATGTCCCAACAGTATTTGAAGTACCAGTTACTTCAATCCCAAGTTTAAATTTACCTCCCGATAGTGCGTATTTAGGCCCGTATTGAGCAAGATCGTTAACGGATGATTGAGTATATCCTGTTATAATAAAAGGAACCGTAGTATAGTTATAACTATAAAAATCATTTATGTCTGTATTTGAGTCTCCTGTAAATATGTAATCATAATTTATTGGGGTTGCACTCCAATTACCATTAAAAGATGTAAAAGTTGCAACACCAAAAGGATCCAAATTTGGTACAAACACATATGGAACCGTGATTGTTTTTGAAACTTGTGATATTCCCCAAGGTGATGTTGCATTTATTGTTATTACATATTGACCATTCCCAATAGGATAGTTGTGTGTTATCGGTAAAGCACCACTTAATGTTTGTACTGTGGATCCATCTCCCCAATCAATGGTAAATGTCGTTACATTCAAAAATGTTTTAAACTCAAGATCGGATGTGTTATAGACATAATAGGTATATGGACTACCCGTTGTTGCCGAAAATATGAAATTCGTAACAACATCTTTTTGTAGGATAGCACCATCAAATACAGAGTAGTACCCATAATCAACCGCGGTCTGTGTGAACAATAATGGTATCGTCAAACCTGTCATCACAGAAGTACCTCCTGATGCCCCAGATAACACATATGTCATTCCTGTATACACACCTGTAGTACCTGATATTGTATTTTCGGTAATTGCGGTGATAGGACAACAAGGATCAATATCATAGTTATATTCAATCCCATCTATATAATTTATTGTTAATAGATCGGATTTAATATTTTCGGGCGATATTTTAAAATAATATTTTTGTTCTACCATATTACACAGGATTTACATATTCATACCATACAATAGGTAATGAGTCTAACCCAACTCTTTGAACTAAATTTGTTGGATTAAAAACCTCATAAGTTTTATTATTATAATTTAAATTAACTTTATAGTAGAAATAATTTTCACCATTAAAGGTAAAAGGACTTGCTATTTGGAATTGTGGTGTGTTAATCATGGTGGTGAAAACCCCGGTTCTTCCGTTAAAGAACTTAGCGGACATATAGAATTCAGATAGATCTATGAAATCTCTACTTCTTAACCAATAAATAAAAAACCCTTCTTTATCCCCAATAAAATCTAATTTCATTTTTGGTTTTTTAACATTAACATTAGGTAATGTTTGTGATATTGATATATTTTCGGTAAAACCTTGCTGAACGGGCAAAATTATTGTGAAATAATTTTTTTGTGTTGTTGGGTTTGCCGTATCATAAAAATCCAATTTGAAGAAGGACTTCGTAAATGGTTTTCTATAGTAATATAATTCTTCACCCGTAAATCCATCAACTTGATAACTATCCACATAATCAGTTATATTGGCGGTTGGTATATTTGCGGTACTACCACTATAAAAATAAAATTCATAATTTATTGATGTCTTTTCAACATTTTGTTCAAAATAAGTATTGTGTGAAAATCTATCAATTTCAAAATCATTAGCCAAACCAATAACTTCTTCCAATACGGTTTTTTGATATTCTTCAACACTATCTTCCCTACCACTGAAATCCCACTTAATTTCAATAGGAATATCTATCTGTCTATCAAGACTAGATTGTAGTATTTTATATTTACTCACACTCATCTATTGTCGGGTCATCAATTTCGTTTATAAACTGATTGGCAGTTTGAGATCCTTCAGGTATTAATCTAAATATGGTATTAACAAAAGGATAGTGTTTACCATTCATAAATGGATAATCAACCCCAAGTCCATCACCATCAATGAACCCATAAGGATATAAATCTCTCCATCTAAAACTATTAGATAAATTAGAATAGAATGAATAATCAGGTATATCAACAATTTCCAAAGATTCCCCTTCCTCAATGTAATCCGAAAATACTCTAATCGTTATTGGGTTGTGAGGTTTATAATAATACCCAAATTGATTGTTAACATTTATTGTATTATTTAATGAGAACCAAAAAGGGTTGAAGGTTATTTTATGATATAGATCAGATATTACCCTTTCTGTTTGTTCGTACGAATTAAACTCACAGAAATCCCCATCAATAATATCGTCAACTTGTAAGTTTTCATGATATATAAATGGCCCGGTTGGTGGGGTGGTTTGACTAAAATATGTGTTAGTAGGTATTGTGGTATTAGATGAAGAGTTTGCAACATCCCACCAAGGTGATGGTTGTCCATAAAATAATGGGAGATTAAACTCATACCCTTGTTTAAGTTCTTTTGTCCATCCAAAATAACCTCTCCATATTGTTGTAAAATATAATTCCGTTAGTGGTCGTTTTTGATTGTCCACCAAATCACTTATATCAATATCAACATTAAAGGATAATGTGTATGCTTGCCCACCTTCTTTAACGGAAGACCTAGCAATATTATTAGGAGTTAAAACCGCTGGTTCATATTTAATTTTTGAGTTAAATATGTTTTGTTCAAATCCAGCCTTAACCAAAATCGCATCTTCAGAATTTGTTAAAATCTTATGTCTTCTTACATAATAAGTTGAAATTGTTTCAGACTCATTATCGTTGTTTATCACTCTTTTAAATGTCCCTGTATTTCCCTGTAAAAATGTTGTTCCCGTATATCCAACATTACTTATGTTGAAAACAAACTCTTCACTACCAAACCCAGGATTACCTAAACTTGATATTAGGAAAAGATCTTGACCATTATAATCAAAAGATAATTTAACATATTCCCCAACAGAAAGTCCGTGAGGCATCACACATCTAAATGATATATTTCTTGTATTATTATTACTTCCCGTATCAATTATAAATGGTATACCATCAGATACCGTCCAAACCCATGATACCGATGTTTGTGGATCAATCGCCTGTAAAGTCCTATTACTAACATTTTCATATGCATAACTCAAATAATGCGTCCAATTATAGGTTGTCGCACTTTTGTTAACGAATGTTAAATGATTGTTCGGTGGTTGGGTGTATCCTACATTATTATTGTCAGTTCTGATGAAATCAAATTCAAAATATTGAGGATGTCCTTCCCACGGAGAAGATGGGTTTGATAGTGAAGAAACCGCATTATTAACCGCATTGGTATAATATAAATTATTTTTAAATGGTGTATATGAAACGGATCCAACATATTCATTTTTAAATATGAATGAAAATTTTGTAACAGGTCTAAATATGTTTGATTTTTCTCGTTCATCAATAAAAACCTGCTGAAGATTTAAATCAACACTACGATCAAACTCAACATTCTCCTTATGTGTTTGTTCCAATACAACATTTGGTGATAAAATCGTATTAGGAGATGTTTTGTATCTTAATGACCCTAAAATTATTCTTGTTTCATCATCAATTCCCATTAGTCTTCTGCTGTATCTATATATAGTTTTATAAACCTATTTAATGCGGTTTTACCATTCTTTAACCCAAAATAAAAATGATTTGGAGTCCCAACAATAACAGGATTGGCAATTGGTGGTGTGCTTATAACAGGATTACCACTTGAATCAAAATTAGTTATGAACCCGTAATAAATATTAGGGAATGATCCTCCCATTAATGCGGTTTTAAAATAATCATCATTAGACGCATCTAACCCTTGATACCTTTGACTATAGAACCCTGTACCTGTTTGATTACCATTTGCAGTGGTAAACCAATTATTATCTTCATTACCGAAAATACTATTACTACTTTCTATTTTCCATTTATACAATGGTACTTCTTGAGATTTAGGATAACCATATATTGTCTGTAATAATGGTGAGAAATTGTATATGTTAATTCCCGGAGACAAAGCTCTTCTATTTCTATACTCACTATTATTTGTTACTCCTGTTGCATTATAGAACACACCAAAGACAGGCCCGGTTGAGTCTTGACCAACATATACAGTATTGTCATCATAATTTCCACTTATAAATGGATTTATTTGATATTCAGAATTTATTGAGAATGATTGAGCGACATCCCCATCTATTCTTTGTCCTGTTCTTGAGAAGAATTGATTGATTGATGCGGATCCTGCTTGGAACAATTGTTGTCCCCAAGTTGCGTTAACTAATCTTGAAATTATCCCTAATTGTAAAACATCCGAACTGTCATTATATGATGTACTCATAAAAGAATTACCAATATACCTACCTTCAAATTCAGATGATGAGCATATTTCAGAGATAAATTCATCTCTCTTACCCATATCTAAAATAGTTGTTGGGAAAAGTATCTGTCTTGAATTTGCGGAATCATCAGGAGATGATGTACCAAATATTGATGTTGGTATTGGAGATGGCGCACCTATAAAATCATTACCATTCCAAGGAGAACTACGATAATAGAAATTATTACTTACATCATTATAGATAACAATATCATCACAGTATTTATAACGAGCTTGACCTAAAGAATTAAATACCGTTTGTTTATTAAATGACGGCATATATAGAGTACCATTTATCCAATTGTTTTGGAACATATGACTAAACACCCCTCTACAAGCCGCAAACATAACATTAAATCTTGCTTTCCATTCTAAAAATAAATTTATGTCGTTTCCAAGTTCCGCAACATACGGCTTATTTAAAAGATAATAACAACCGCCAACAACTTTATCAATTTGATCACAACTACTATTAACAGTAAAACCAGTTCCGTATCCTGTATAACATTCTAAACTAACCATATTTTCACAAGTTAAAGACGTGAATAAGGTTGGGTTTCCATCAACATCAGAAATATTACCAGATGAAGTATCTGAAGTTATATTAACAGTTTCGGTAAATCCAATAACACCTTCGTCAGGTATTTTATAATATGTGAAATTGTTATTTTGATGAAGAGCAAAATAATTATTAGTACCTTGATCAACAGAAGTTGAGATAGGTAATCTATCACTTCTCATTACAATTTTAAGTCTATCGTTAAAATTTAATGTTCCCATATATGGGAAAGCTCCGCTAGGGGCATATAAAAGATATGCTGGCGAATATAAATGCCAATATGTTAATGGAGATCCAACATCAGGTGTTGGATCTGATGTTGAAGTATATATAAATGACCCTCCACCAACATAATAATTTGTTAATGGTTGATAATACGCCGAAGAAATAGGTAATAATCTATTTGAAAATGTTATTGTGTTATCGGTATTCAATATGACCCCTAATGGTGTTTCAGTTGGTGACCCATTGTCAGTGAAATTAGTCCAAAAACTAACCCCACCTATAGCTGAATCATCGGTACACAAATAATAATAAGGTAATTCTGACCCTGTGCTTGGGTTATTATTATATTGCGTTAAATCAGGTAAAAACCCATAAGATGGATAAAATAATTGATTATTATTAAATGCCGCGGTGTTATTGTATCTATTATGTATTGCAGGTGTTGTTCCTCCAATAAAACCTCGTATTGGGATATTAAGTTTAAAATTTCCTGTAATAACTTTTTGACCCCAACCTAATCCAAATATTTTAGATAAATCATAACTTATATTTTGTCTTTGGGTATATGTGTCAACTCCTCTTACATAAAATATGATACCCAAATTTCTATAGTTTTGGATTTGTTGTATTGCATTTTTTGATGAACTATAAATCCCGTAACCTAAAGAAGTATCTGTTTCATCAAACCATTCCCCCCATGTGTATCTGGTTAAATGAAGAATATAATTATCTCTAAAACTATTACCACCACCTATTGATGTATCAAGGAAGTCACCTACAGTCATTCCTGTTATACACTGAAAATATTCAATATCAGAAGCAAAACCATAATAACTCTCATTGGTATCTTGTATTATGTTAATTGTTACGGGTGGTAAATTTGTTGACATCGTTGGGTCATTATAATTACCACTAATAATTTGTGTTGATCCTGTAAATGTAGTTCCCGTTATTGAAGTGTTATTAAATTGATTTGTTACCGTTAAACCTGTTAACCTATTCCAATCCCCACTTAATGATGGATTTTGGAATGATAGAATATCCCCTGACTGAATTCCAGTTATAACATTTGGATCTACTAACGTAACAAAAACCTGATCATAAATATCCGCAGACCCGTTAACACTATATTTCATAACATTAAAGTTATTGAAATATTTATCCCTTAAATTAAATGAATTCATTTTTTGAGAGAGAGTTTCCGTTAAAGGATAACCATACAATTCACTACCATTACTCGCTTTATCTGTTATGAATTGTCTTGGAGCTCTTTTAATTGTAACGGTAGGATCCGAATCATCAATACCCGAAAAAATTGATAACCAATCGTTTTGAGCTCCTTGAGCAAGACTAGGATAACTGTTTTGTATAAATGAATAATTAGGTGGACTATTTAATGCGTTTGATGGATTTAAACCAAAGAACAGAGACCTAGTATTAATATCCGCTAAAAATGATGAATTACTATCAACCGCAACCGAACCTGATGGATTTGTTCCTTCACCCTCAACCTCATCATACTCAGTTTTTTTATCTTCACAAGTACAACTATCACAATCGGGATATGATATCATTGGTAATGCAAGTCTTGTAAAGTTTTTTACCTTTAAAATCGCCGGAACAACAATTGCATTGAATAATGCAATTAATCCAAGATAGAACAACAATTTTAAAGCGTTTACCGCAATTAATCCAACCGCAGGGAACGCTCCAACCATTGACGCCCCCGCTTCGTAAGCACTAAATATTAACCAAGCGTTTACCCCAAATATAAAAAACCACTTTAAAACAGGCCATATCAATGCAATAATATGCGCCAAAGATAATAGAACTATTATCGGAAACGTTAAAATATTTAAAAAAATACTTGTAATAAATTGCAAGAAATCAAAATTTCTTTGTCCGTCATTTACGGGAAATTTATTATTTTCACTCTGACAAGATCTTTCAGTTATTTCTTTAATACCTAAATGTCTTGATCTATTTGTACCATTTTTATATCTATCAATAAATGAACTTACAGTATAAATTTTATTATAATGAAATTCATAAAAAGTGTCCTCACAATCAATTGCCGATTGTTTATCAACATAATCATCCCAATCCAAACTAAACGCATATGATTTTATTACTTGAAAATAATCTTCAGGGTAATATGTAAACACAATACTTTGTGGTTGAGTAGGGTCAACAGGATTTGATGTTATCTGAACAGTATTGTTAACAAGTGGTAGTGGAATACTTTCAAAACTCCCACCATAAGGAACACCATTTATTTCAATTGAGAAATTTTCTTGATTATTTATCGCATTACTGAAAACTAACCCACCTTGTGGTATTGTAATTGTTACAACAGTAACACCCACCGCAAATTGGAAATCATAATTTAATGTGGGTAATGATGTTGGGTCAGTATTTGGGTTTGACCATCCGTGTTCTTTCACATTAGGAACAAGATAATTACCTCTCATGAAGTTATTATTCAATCCTTCTTCATTCTGCCATTTTACTTTAAATCTATATTTTGACTTTGTTGGGATACCGACAGTAGGATCATTTGATATAACTTGCTCACCAAATTCATTTGTTGTTATATAATCCAAATTCATTGGTAAATTTGTTAACCAAGTACCATCTCCATCTATAATTTTTCCATCTTCCTCCAAAACATATTGTTCAAGAATAGGATCCCCATTTTGATCCGTTTCAATCGTTTGTCTTATTGATAATATCTGACCTGGCCCTGCAACCAAATCACACATATTACCTGTATTAATTTTTGGTTTACAATTTTTCTTAAGCGAATCTTCATTTGCGGTTGAGACAACTGAACCCATGAAAACTGAAGTAGGTTGTATATTTACATTTGCGGATCCTGTTAAGTCAAAATCAACTCTTGTAATTCCTAATAAACATATCTCAGGTTCTCCCCATAATGGTTGTACTTCAACTATTTTATTTAATGTCACTAGTTGTGGTAGTTCTCTTAAGTTAGTTGATGATTTAAATTTATTACCATTAACTTGTGATTCTGTTGCAATTCCGGCATTTATTAGATCTTGTGGTGATAATGAAAAACAACCAATGTCAGATAAATCAACATCCATAAACACGGTTTGAGTTCCTGTTGGAACTCCGAATATCATATAATCACCACTTTCATTTGTTTTTACGGTAAATTTATAATATTTATCATACACCTCAACCAATGGACTATTAACTAAAACATCTTCTCTTGATGGAAATGTTCCTGTTGCGGCGTGTCCTTGATATGATGGTTCATATGGTAATAAATTATATCTATATCCATCTTCATTCACATCATCAAGAGATGTATATGGATATAATTCAGAAATAATTGGATTATTTTGATCTTCTTCTGATATTGGAATAAAGATTGAAACTTTTGCATTTGGGACACCAAATCCACCATTAACTAATACTCTACCAACAACAACACCATAATCAGAACAAACTCTTGTATATATATCACTTTGGAGTATCTTAAGTGATAAGATCTCCAAGTATTCAAAATCCTGATCTAATTGTATTTTAATGGACTTATCAACACCCGGTTGTGTCCTTATTCTATATGATTTAGGCATCAATTAATCTTTTTTGATAAATAGTTTATTTCCTATTTTCAAAAAATAATTCTTTTATTGTAAAAATAAATCATCAAGAGAAATTCACCGTAGCAAGATTAAGAACTCTAACATTAATATCTGTGTTAGGGTATCTTATTTGATATATTTGGGTCGGTTCTGCAAATATAGTATCAGCAACTAACCCTATCTCTCTTGTTGTAGGATCAGAATATGATTGTGAAGTTTGTGATGATGAATATTGACCCCCAACTTGATTAAAGAACTTCATGTCAGAAATACTAATAACCCCATTTTCACTTTGTATTTGTCTTCTTAATTCTGAAACATATACATTTTCACCCATTTGCCTTTGTAAGGGGCTAAAATAATTTGTTATAAGTTCAATAATTTTTGCAACCACAACTCCTTGATTTTGACTTGCATCAAGAACCACATCAACATTAACACTCAAATCAATAACATTTGCCGATTCAATTGAGATATAATCGTTTATCATTCTATAGTTTGATAAATAATTTGCAACATTATTTTTTAATGTGTTTGATATAACTTCAGTTAATTTACCTGTTGAGTCGTATGATAACATTTTAACTTTAATTTTATTATTTTCTTCGGTAATTGCAACTTTACCAGGAGCACCAAATTGTGAAGGCATATTTCTTATAATTGATTCATAATCATTAATCGTAACCGCCCTATTTTGAGCGGCAAAGTTATAACTAACATATTGTCTAACTTCCTCCGTTGTCGGAGCATTTGATCCTCCGATTGCTGCGGTAACATTGTTACAAGTTAAAGAATTAACGACAGTTGTGTTTGTTGATTCAGAAGGCCCATTCACAAAAAATGACACAGTTCCAATCTGATTTATAACGTTAACACCTAAATTGGTTGCTTGCCCACCACCAACTCTATATTGTACAAACAAGGTTGTATTTGCCTTTAATGCGGATCCAAGGGCTAAATTATTTATATACTTACTTAAATCCAAATTAAAACCATTTCTCGCAAATTCTCTTAATTGTTCATCAGCGGAAACATTACCACCACCAAAAGTCATTTTTAAGAAACCTTCAGGAGTATATTCAGTTATAAATTTACTATCTGTTGTTATATATTTCCCAACTTTAACCCCTGGTTGATCTGACACTTTTGTTGGGTCTTCAATGAAGACTCTGTTTTCTGCTAACGCAGGAACTTCATACCACCTGTTATTTAATCCCAAGAATTCTTGAGCTGTCGGTACATTAGTATATTGTGTCCCATCTTTTAATAAAACACTTGTTATACCTAATACATTTTTTTCAGGTAAAAATAATTCAAAGAATGGTTTAATATCATTTGGACTTATTGTTCTTTTGAATACCTTTGTAATTCCATTTACAACAACTTCTCGTTTAACTATGGTGTAGTTTAGTAATTTACCACTACCATCAAAATTAGGTATTTTTAGTCTATTTGGGGATCCTTCAGCATTTACCGCAGAAGAAAAATCAATATCATAAACCGTTTCAAATGGTTGACCAGCCCCATTAACCTGTGATCCTCTTCTTAATATTCCACAATATCTTAAATCTTCTTTATCACCAAACGCAGGAACTGTAATTGAGAAATCAACCAAAGCAACAGATGGTCTTTGTCCCGGTATTTTTAAACCATAAGTTCTTGCAATATTATATATTGATGATTTTTGTTGAGCATATTGTAATACAGTTTCTTGTATACTTCTATCAATATTAAAATGTAGGTTATCAGTAACCGCAGCATTTAAATCTAATAGAACGGAGAAAATACCCGCATCATTGAAGTTTTGGATTAGATCGGGGTAATAAGTTCTTGTAAAATTAATTAATTCGGTTCTTATCCCTTGAAAATCTCTGGTTGTATATGATATTTTTTTGTTTGCCATAACAATTATATATTAATGATCACAAAATCACTTGATTCAAATGCTGAATTTGTGTTTTTATAATCTATTCTTATTTTTGCGGTATGTTCCAATTGAGATATGTTTGGTACGGTATACTCTCTATTACCTTCACCATTCACATAAGTCCCTTTGTTTTCCTCCCCATCGGAAGCGTCGGTTATTTTTATATTAGTTATTGTTATTCCAGGTAAATAGGTTTCAACCGATTGTCTTATTTCTGATTCAATTTCACTGAACGTAGGCCCATCTAATGGTTCAAAAATGTATTCATACAATCTACTACCAAAATCAGGTAAAAAATATCTAGTACCTTTTTTACTTAAAAGTAGATGAACCAAATTATTTCTTATTTCCTCATCAGGTGTGTCAGAACAATCCAAATATTTACCAACGTAAGAATCTAAAAAAGGAAAACTAATACCATATGTAATACCATTTGCCATATAACATAAATATACTGTTAGAATATTTTTAATTAAATAAAAAAATCACAACTCATTGTTGTGATTTCTGTAAGTTTGTAGTACCTCTCTGATGTCTAGGTTCATATGGACAATTTAAACATCCACTACCGCAACATTTACCTCTTCTTATGTGATAAGATTCGGTCATAACCATTCTTCCTTCTTTATCGTAGTAAAAATCACTTGGAAGGAGTTTGGGTGTTACAAACTCCTTCACAAATAATTCTTGTATCCAATCTTTAGATGAGTGAACTGTCATAACTTATACTATTTCACAAGCTCCACCGGCACAAGCCGCCTCACCACGAAGATCTGTATTATCTTGTAATTCAACAACCTTTGTTAAATCTACATCATTTAATGTATTAAGTAATTTTTCAAAGGTTTCTTTATCACAATCCTCAAACGGTGCTTGGGTATATGTCCCACCATTATAGGGTAATACCGAAAGACCATTATAATGATCTCTGTTATTCCACATCCAATCACCAACAAGATCCCACTCATCTTCCTTAATAGAAACTGTTGCAGATACGTTGTGAGTATTTTGACCAGTTCTATGTCCAGATCTAACCCATTCTTGTGAAACTTTCTTCACTCTTTCCAACATTTGGAATACAGATTCGTGTCTCAATATTGATCCTTCAGGTGATTTTTGAGGGATTGTAATAACCGCAGTATCATGAGGTCGGAAGAACTCATCTTCAATAAGTTCAGGATGATAAATTGATAGGTAAGTATAGATCGCCTCATTCTTACCTACTCTAATTCTTCTTAGATAATAATCATTATGCCAAGCATGAATACCCGATGAGGTTCCAAGGACAAGTGATGATGTTCCTGAAGGTTTTACTGTTGTTGTTCTTGCGGCTTTATTAATACCAATCAAAGAAGCAACTCTCTCATTCTCCTCTTTAACCGCCTTTGCTGCTGCTTTCATATCATAACCCAAAACAACACCAGATCCAATACCCGTCATTCCAACACCAATAAGGGCATCCTTTTCCGTTGTTCTTTTCCATACATCACGAAGATAATGGAAATCGGTATAACCCGCCTGTAGAGTACCAATAAAAGCCGCTCCTCTAACTCTCTTATCAAAATCCTCTTGTGATTCAATATCAGAAGCATTTACCTCACAAAGATTACAGAACTGATATGGACGAAGTGCAATCTCACAACATGGGTTTGTACCCCAATCCTTATCGTTAGATAGGTAAATACCCGGTTCACCCGCTCCTGACAATTCAATTCTCTTCCATAGATCCATAAAATATTCTTGAGTAATTTTATGTCTCAAAAGAACCGCAGAATTGTTTGCTCTACCTCTTTGTGGGTTTTGTTCCCACCACGCCCCAGACTTACATGAAATCATTTCATCATCATCTGCGGAGAATAGTGAAATAAGTGCCGCTCTACGAATACCTCCCGCAAGAACCGCATCCGCAATATGACATACAATATCATGTACTTCAATAGGGGAAAGTTTCTCATTATCATTCTTTGCGTCCAAAACTTTTTTAATGTTATGAATACAATCTTTAAGTGGTTGAGGTCCTGGTGCTTTTCCTCCTGATGTTACTAAAAGAGCTCCTTTATGACGAATATCAGAAAAATCAAAAATAGGTGTTGATGACTTGTGTCCAAAATATGACTCAAGTAATACTTTAATTGCATCTGCCCACCCTTCAATACTATCACCGATCAGATATCTTCTTGTTCTATTTGGATTTGGTTTTAAAATTTCAGGTAGTTTGTCTACGTGATGTTTTTGTACTGAGAACCCAACTCCAGTTCCACCTAAAAGAAGGAACATTGTTTCTGAAAACGCATCCACATGATCAATAGGTAGATATGCACAATTGTAGATTCTATTTGGTGAAATTTCAATTGGTTTACCTCCAAACTGAAGTGATCTCATAGATGGTAAAATCTTTTTATCGTACACCATCTTATATACCTCTTCAATCTCATCTTTAATTTGAGGGTATTTTTTTTGGTGCATTTCTTTATTTCTTGTCACCAGTTCTTCCCAAGTTTCTCTTCTTTGTTTTTCGGGATCATATTTCGCATATTTCATATACACGGTAATATCACTCAATATTTTCTGTGAAATGTCCATTTTTTTTAATTTAATTTGTTTATTAATTTTTTGATTCTTTTTGTTTTCTTTTTTCCATCAACTCTTTAACTCGTTGACGTTGTCTTTCTTCTTTTTGTTCTTCAATACCTAAAAATGTCATTGAACTTTCGGTATCAATCTCAAGCATTGAGTTGTCAAACTTACAATTTTCAAACACCACACCATCATCTCCGATACGAGACTTGGTAATTGCAATTGTGGCTAATTTTAGTTCTTTCTGTTGTAATGTTTTTGCAACAGAAATAATTACGTGTCCAACTTGAGCTTTTTTAATTGATCCTCCCATTTGATCTGTTGTAACAACTTCCGATGAGATTGAAGATCTATTTCCTTGAGTTGCAGTCCATCCAACAATGTTCAATTCATGACACATTGCTTCAAAACCTCTCATTACAGATCCTTCGCTCTTCCATTCATCACCTAAATTTTTGTCAGGAACAACACAATCAATATAATCTAAAACAACCATATCTATTTTATTACCATCTGCAATCATTTTTCTGATTTCGTTTTTGATCTGCAACATTGTTTTTGTGTCAGATGGTAATTTTTTTAAGATTAGTTGATTAGGCATTTCTTTTTGAATCTCATCCAATTTGTTGAGAACTTCTTCTTTTTTGTCTGACAATTCGTCAGGATGAATCTTAGTCCAAAGAGTAATGTGTTTACGCTGAATTATCTTTGGGTTATCCTCAAAAAAGATCTGAAGTACGTTATTACCTAAGTTAAATGCGTGATTTGAGATCTTGGTTAAGAATGTTGATTTTCCAACCCCAGTTGGTGCCAATATAACACCAATCTCACCCTTAGCCAAACCACCTTTTAGTAGTCTGTCAATACCAGGAATTCCCATTGGGATTGGGTGTCTGTAATCATCATCCAACACCTGATCCAAATTACTAAACACATTTAAATTACTAATGTCTTTTTCACCAACCTGAAGAGCTTCTCTAAACATTTCCTCAATGGTATCATAACTTTCAAATTCTCCACCATCAACAATTTTTTGAGCTTTGGTCATTACTTTAACAACCTCTTGTTGCTTACAAAATTTAAGAGCCTTTTCTTGTACAAAATCCCCTCCATCTATAGGTGCGTCCTTAATTTTACCGATCATATCCAATACAATTTTGGATGCAACCTCTTGTTGTAATTCGGATTTAGTAATTTGTTCTAGTGTGTCAAATGAAGGTGTGTGGTTATACTTTTTATAGTATTCCTTAATCATTTGGATGATTAATTTAAAGTACTTATTTTCAAAATAAGTTGGTGAAATTACATCAATAATAGAATGTGCAAATTCTTTGTCTAAAATAATTTGATTCAATAATTGAATCTGAAAATTACTCCCTAAATAATCAAAATTTTTCTTTGTCGCCATAGTTTTTTTTCTCCCTTGTAAAGATAAATACTATCAAGCTATATTAAATCCAGCGTATTCAAAATTAAAATTTTTACCTGAAAAAATGTCAGTTAGATCAGATAATATACCTTTTAGGTACGGGCGTAGGTCTACGGTGTATCTTACCTTTGGTGGGTATAGTTTAGCGTCAAATATTCTATGACAAATTGTCATATCTGATGTCTTAATAATCATATGATAATTCTCATCTCCATCGGTATAAGACGTATTTAAAATTTCAGGATTCTCCTGAATTTCGTATTGATTTTCCAACATATAAACAACCGTTCTCATCTTGAGATCTTTTTTCATGTTGTCGCATACCTGTTTTACATAATCATATAATTCCATAGATTTTTTAGATTCGGGATTAAAATCTCTAACATTAAAAAATCTTTGTACGATAATACTCTCGTTACATTTCAAAAGGAATTCAACTTTTGTAAATTCTTGTTCTCTCATACTTTTCATTTTTTGTTTCTGTAATTTGTTTTTTCTTTTCTTGTTAATTTTAAAAATGGTTTTAAAAACTCAACCCAATTGTCATCACCTTTTGGTAAGTACTTAAAAAATCCGTCATCCATCATCATTCTAATCAGATTTCTATATCCTCTACCATCAGGATCTAAACTTTCGGAATAGTATTGTTTAACCAATTCTTTACCTTCTTCTGTTATCATTGGTTTAGATAAATCAACCAACTTTTCATTTATTTCATAAAACTTATTCCCAAAAATACCATCTTTTGTTTTACCAACTATTAGATTGTTTAAAACAACACTTTTAGTTTGTTCTTGGAGTAATGTTTTACCCTTTGTTAAAATATCAGTAAATGAAATCTCTGAATCAAGTATTTCAGGGAATAATTTTATTAATGTTTTTTCTCCCATTAAACTTATTCCATCAATATTATCGGATGTATCACCAGCAAGTATTTTAAATGTTTTTACGTTGTAGTGTGGTATACTACAATCCTTAAATTTAATGTTATCCCCAACCCTATAATATCTTTTTTGTTGTGGTGAATATATGGATACATTACTTGAAATTAATTGCGTGAGATCCTTATCGCTTGAGAATATAGTTTTGTGTTCATCTGATGATATTTGACAATAATAAGCAATTAAATCATCCGCTTCAGCATTTTCAACTTCAAGTTGTCTAACAAACATTTCTTCCAAATATTGTTTTATTCTATTTTTTTGGTTAAGAAATGAATTTTCTTTTTCTTCAGTATATGAAGACTTTCTATTTCCCTTATACTTTGGGTATAATAGTTTTCTTTGGGATGAATTTTTATCTCCATCCCAAAAGACAACTACTTTATTAAAGTTTGTTTCCTCTAAAAATTTACGTAAGGTGTTTAAAAAATGCCAAGTTCCACCAACGTGTTCTGATCCATTAAAGAAATCTTTAACACCGTGAAATCCTATTTTTAACAAATTGTTACCATCAACAATAAGTGTTTTGGTCATTATAATTTTTTTAAATTGTTTGACAATCAATCTTCTTCTTCATTGGTGGATACATACTCATCTTTAAACTTAATTTCTCCATCTCCTCCAAGAATTTTATTCCAATAATCCGAATAATCCTTTTTATATGAATCCAACGCTGCTTTATCATCTTTTATATATCCTTGAGGTACGGCAATTATTTTACCGTCTTTATATGAAATACCATTTACGTGATTTTTAAGAACCGATATTTTCGTTCTAATCGCATAAGACACGGTTCTACCGTTTTTAGTTGCGGTAATATGATTAATACCCGCCTTTTTCTGATTTCCAAATAGGAACACAAATGAACACGCCAACCAAAGTGCCTCACCACCCTTTGCCTTGATTTCAGGCTGACCAAATGGGTTATCAGGTAGATCAACCCAAGGCTGATTAACAACAACCATTGTGTTATAGTATGGATAATCTTCCTTCTTTGATTTGGCAATCCTTGAGTGAATTCCCATACCTATTTTATCCGCCAAAGCCGCGGCATTGTGTTGTTTACCACCTTTACCATCATATGTCATTTTACATGGGATAGATCCGACAGAGTCCCATAAAAATAACAAATTATAAGGTATATCCCCTTTTTCTTGAGCGTCAATCAAATCATTGATAAAATCAGTTACTTGCTCAATATAATCAAAAGAATCATTAAAAATGAACATTCCATCCCAATCACCTTCTTCTGTTTGTTCCGCTTCTAACCCTAATTCAACTGCGTGTTTCCAAGACCATTTTCTTTCAGTAATGATAAAAACAGGAAGATGACCCTTTTTTTGTGCATCTGCCGCCGCCAAAATCATTGCGGTTGTTTTAGATGAATTTGAGTGTCCCAAAAACATATTTATACCACCCATAATAGGCCCAGGTAAACCACAAGCATCCATAAACGCTTCACCACAATTATAATATGACTCAGGTTTGTATTTTGTTTTTGTTGAGTATTTACCCTTTATTGACTCTAACGTTATTTCTTTTTTCTTAATTGCCATAGTTAAATCTGTTTTTTAAAAAGATAAAAAAAGGTAGTGACATTGTAAATCACTACCTACGATATAGGATATCTTTTTTTTAGAATGGTAACTCTTCATCTACCTCTTCATCTACTTGTGGATCAACAGATGGTTTTGACTCTGATTTTGTACCTCCAATTGATGTTTCCCCAACTTCGTCGTTTGAGTAAACGTATCCTCCTTTTTCGGAATCCCAACGTGGAGTTTCTCCTCTTGCAATTGCCTCAAGATACTCAACAGGTTTCTTTGAATAGACATCTTCCCAAGTTAATTCATCATTAACCCAAGAATCTGCAGTTTCCTTGTCTTCGTGGATTGGTGCAGGATCATCATACATTACTGTTTGGATCACAGTATAAACCGCACCTTTAGGTGTTTTCGCTTTGGTCAATTCCAAAATCAAATCACGTCCTTTATCAGAATCAGTAATATCACCTTTTGCCTTCCAAATAGGAATAATCTTATCAAGAATTCCTTCTTGTTTGTAATTGTGTTTAAAACGCCAAAATTTAACACCATCTTGCTCGTTATCACGATCAACTACTTTTACAATATAAAATTTACGAGCTTTATATTGTTTAGCAAGTTCTTTGTCGGAATCTTTTCCTGTTGACATAAGTTCCTCATAAACTTCATTAAGAGGTGAACGTTCATTGTCATTTTTTCCCGGATCATAAAACTTTTGCCATTTTCCGTCCACAAGGATCTCGTGGAACCATACTTCTTTGAACGGTGAAGATCCGTCTAATGTAGGTAGAATACGAACTCGTTTCTGACCTTGCTTTTCGCTGTCTTTAAGAATTGCCGCGAAATACTTCTTCATTCTTTCATCTTGAGACATTTTTGAGGTAGAAGATGAACTACCTTGTTTTGAGTTCTCATACTGAGCCAAAACTGAATCTAAAACATTGTTTGTCGCCATATATATTAAATTAAAAGTTTACGTAGAAAATATAACTGTATAAAAGTAAATTGTCAAATAAAAAATCGTAATTATGAAAGGGATTTCTCCCTTTCGTTATTACGGCATCATATCTTCGTCATCATAAGTATCAAAAGTTGTTTTAATTTCTTTTGGTGAAAAATCTTCAACCTCATCAGTAGTTAAAACATATTCATTTTTTCCAGATTTTTCCATGTCTTCCATTTTGTCATCAAAAAAATCTGATAATTTTTGATTAAATGGACCTGAATCCAAACTTCTCAATTCCAATTTTTCTTCAGGTGTTTTAGGTCTATATTTTTCAACTTTTTGTTCAAGTGAATTGATTGCCCCAACCAACTTATCCATCTCACCCAATCTACTCTCAAGATTTTCTAATTGACTAAATAATTGATTAAAATATTCTTCTTGTTTTTGTTCAAGATTTTTTTGAGAATCAACTAAATCAGTTATTTCAAGTTCCTCTTTATCCTCTTCTTCTTTACCAACTTCTTCAACGTCAGGATCTGTTGCAACATCAATAGGTTGTGGTGTTTCAGCTGCCGGTGGTTCTGGTGCTGGAGGAACTGCCCCTTCAGGTGCGGGAGCTTCTCCTACGGGTGGAGCTCCAAGATCAGGTGCCGGAACTTCTCCGGTAGGTGGTGGTGGTAATTCACCAGCTTCTTGTTCTAAAATGTAGTTATTAATTGAATTGTGTCTTCTAATTTCTTCAATTATTCTATCGTCTATTTTCATTTCTTAACCATTTAAAAGTTGTTTAATACCTGACTTGGTTTCTACTTGTATTTTTTTATTTGTATTCATTGTATTATCAACTCTTTCAATTAGACCATCTTTCATTCTAACTGTATAACAATCTCCTGTGTCCAAATCACACACTTCTTTAAATCCGTTACCGGCATCTTTCTCTGATATTCTTGTGTTCTTACCAAGATAATTATCTAAAATAAATTTTACGCTCATAATTATTGTTTTATTATAAATATCATTAATTACAGAAAAATTTACTTTTTTAACTTATCAATTGTATATACTCTTTATACGCAGATTCAAATATATTTTCAATCGTAGACTTATCTTGTTCAATTAATTTATCAAACAGATCTGCATTCTCTTTAGATGGGTAATTATCCATATAGAATTTTGTTAAACCTTGAGAATAGTAAACATCATTATTATTAAAATTAATACCATTTATTGATGTTATATATTTTGAGATCATAAATCTTACGTACGATTCAAACGTATTAAAAGTTGCTATCGGTAAATTCTCACTCGCTTGACAAAAATATTTAGATGTCATTATATTATCTAAACCTTCACCAAATGGTTTTGTTAATGGTATTAAAGAATAATTGTTTCCATAAGTTTCAAATTTTTCAACAGGACTTAACATTAATGTCATTATACCGTAAATGAATCCTCCAACTTTTTTAGCCTCATTTTCCGGAATTTTAAATTCTGTATTCATGATATTAGTAATTGTTTGAGCCGCAGTTTTCTTATTAATATTGGTTTTTGTAATATTCTCATCAACCGTATAATTTTTATATGCCTCAGCCAAATATGTAGAACAATTCTGATTTGAAGATAAAGTTGCATTATTGGTTCTTTTTGCATCATTGACTTTACCGCTTGTTTGTGATATTGTATTCAATTGATTTTTTTGAGATTCTCTATCTTTTTCTGTAATTTGTTCTTGTATGTTCTTTAAAATATTTGTTGTTAACGATTGGATATATGTCTCTATTTTAGGGATACTATAGAATGGTTGTCTTTGACCTTCAAATGTCGTATCAAACCCATTTTCAGATATTCTATGTGTTACTTTTGTGATCATATAAGGCCCACTGAACATAGGAACGTTTCTTAAATTAAAATACATTGTTGGTTGTATAAGAGCATTACCCATCATATCAATAGAACACTTATAACTCCTATTCTTATATACATTATATAAGGAAACACTTTGTGAATAACCCGCTCTGTTTCTAGATAAATTAGCCATTTGATTTAACACCTCCAAAGATTCTGCGGTTGGTTGACCAGGATCTTGTGATATATCAAACTGCTTAAATATCTGTTGATTTTGAGGCCCAATATCAACATTAAATCCAACAACTTTGTTTGATTTATCCCAATTTGTCTTATTTGTTAAATTTTCTAAAAGAGGATTATCAGAAGATCTTCTCAAATCAAATGCATCGTCTCTATATCTATAATCAACATTCTCATTCAAATTTAAATGCTGACTTGGTTTCCAAGCGTAGATACATAAAAACTTTGGTGATGTTTCTCTATAATCAACATTTAAAAATGTTCCGAATAAAGAATTTGCAAATTCTAAAGTTCCTTCAGGTTTTGGTGTTGGGTTTTTACTTACATCTCTAACATTATAAAAATTAGCGTATGCCGGTAATGAAAAACTAACAAAGTTATTTTCTGTTAAAATTGTATTAACAATACTTAAAAGACTATTTTTATAATCAGAAGATTCAATCAAGTTTTTTAACTTGAAGACATCCACATATACTTGTTGACCAACGTCTCTACTTGCTCTATCCACAATTAAAACATCTTCAAATAATGTTTTAGTTTTAAAATCTCCACCAGAAATCCATTTATCATTTATTGATTTAAATAATTCCCAAGTTTCATATCTTGTTTGTTCACCCTCAACTCTATCCGCTCTTACATTATTATTTACAGGACTAACATTAACTGAAGGTAATTTTTTCCTTAAGTTTGTTAATTCAATGTTTAATAGAGTATTAATGTATGTTGTATTTTTATTTAAATAATCATTCATTAAACCATAAAATTCGGTAGGTGTTATATTTGGGTTTTTAAGTTTTTGAGTTGTATATATTTTAACTATTGGAGCAAATGTCTTTACACTTGTTTCAGTAAACTCAACATTCATATCCACAAAGAAATCCGTAATATAAGATCCATTATCCGTATACGCCAATTCAGGTATTTCAGAGAACCCAACATACGTTTCCAAATCTCTCCAAGTTTGTGGATTCTGAGTTTTAGATTGAGCAAGAGTTAATGATCCCCCTGCGGTTGGTAAACTATTTGGTGATCCTTGGAAATATCCCTGATATGTGTATGGATCCTCAATATATTGAGTTGAGAATGTATAAAACAATTTTCTATCAAAAAATGATGGGTTTCCATGTTTAACAGTAACTTTATACTCCATAAAATTACTAATATATTTTGAGAAATTTGATATTTGTAATTCTTGTATTTCATCAATAATAACATCACCATTTAATACATTACCAACAGGTTTTGTTAATTTCATAACTTGTCTCATCAAAGCTTGGAAATTTTGTTCTACTTTATATGAGGTTGGGTCTACAGGTGAAGTTTCAGGTAATGTATTTGTAAAATCATATACAGATCTACTAAAGTTCAAAAATTCAGTTTCTAATATGTCTAATATTTCTTTATCAAAAGTAGTAAACATTTCACTTATTGAAGTGTAATCATCTGATGCTCCATTTATTGAAAAACTTTGTTGTTGTGATTCATTGTTAAAAATCTGTTTTAAATATTTTTCAGGAGTTGGTTTTGTTAGTTTACCATTATCAAAATATCCATAATTTGGTGCTTTCCAAAATAATCTAACGGATCCATTATACATCGCAGGATTATCTTTAACTTCGGTAAATAATTCACCATTTGTTTTAAAACATTCATCATTTGTTTGATTTACTCTTGATCCAAATGATGGTAAAGGATAAACACCAGTTCCATCTGAGGTTTCAATATAACAACTCCAAGGTGTTATTTGTAAAGATCTATTTGGATTTCCATTATCAAAACCTGCGGATTTAACAATATTTGATGTTGTTGTTTTTTTAACATATAGTCCATTATTAATCGCATCTTGTATTGATGAACTTGTATATCCCGCAACAGAATAATTTGTCACAATAAACCCAATTGGTGAGGTAATGTCCTGCGGAAAGTTAACGGTATAAGTACCAACACCACCTAAAGTACCATTTATTTGATTTATAATTGTTGTCCCTAATAACACACTATCACCACTTAATACTAATCCAGGGAATAGGTCATTACTTGAAACTGATAATACCTCTAATGTAGTTCCTGATATTGTACAAGTTCCATTTATTTGTGCCACAGAACTGAAAGCTCTAACTCCCTGATAGAAGACATTAAAATCGTCAATAACTTTTGGATAGAATCCCGTATTAATATATGTTTGTGTTAATGATCCACTTACGATATCATCTTGTAATATCATATTATATGGATTACCATCAATTTGTAATTGGTAATTTGTTGTACTTGCACTTGTTAAAGGATCAAAATTATCCAAATAATTAAAATCACCCCAAACCTCATCTAAAAAGTCTACACCATTATTTATCCAATTTTTGTATCTATGCCATATACCACCATATTTTAATACCCAAGCATATGGTAATTTATGAATCGCACCATACTTCTTAATTGTAGAAACAATATAATCTAAATCATTTGAGCTTTGATTTTCATTATATTCTTTATATTTTTCTCTTAAAGTTCCAAGCGGTAAACTATTCAAAAATAAATAAGCCGCTGATTTATATGGATAAAGATCATTTAAATTATACCTGTAATTATAAACACCTTTTTGAATTGCATTTATAAAATATGGCGTATTCAACATTGAGGTCGTTTGATTTTCCACTAATTTGTTTGTGTAATCAAAATAGTTAACATTACCTTCAGTTATATATTGATCTTTTATTTCTCTGTTCTCATAAAAAGATTCTAGATTTGTTAAATCAAGTGTTTGGGTAAAAACATTACTATTACTCTTATAACAAAAAGATGTTACCGGTTGTTTGTCTTTACCATTTTGAATAAAATTTGTTATTATTTTATGTGTATTATTGTATTCTAAAACCTGAGTCGTTTTAAATACTTGTTCAGCATTTTGGATCTGATTAGCATCTGCCAAATAATTATTTACCCAACCCAAATTTGTTATTGGATATAGATCAGTAAAATCATAGTTTTCAACTATATTTGAATCTCCAAAATATTTCTCAACCTGTTCAGTATTTTTTAGTGATGCTAATGGTTGAGATTTATCGTTATCAAATATATCTTGATTTATTAATAAAAAGGGTGTATTAACATCATTTTTGATATATGGAGTATTAAACTCACCTCTAATATAATTTTGCCAAGAATCTCCAGATCCACCATTAGAAATATGCTTTAAGAAACCAACATAGTTAGAAGAATTTAAATCATACTCCTTAAGTTTTTTAGTTAAGAAAGGATTATCGCTCCCCAAAGCATTAATCATATTTAATACTTCCGATTCAGAATAAAATTCTGTCATATTATATAGGACATTTGAATCTCTCCCTAATTTACTATATAACGCATTTAATAGTAATCTTTCATATATTTCATAGAAAAATTTAACTTCTTCCGTATTTTGATAAACTTCATTATCTATAGGGAATTCAATAGCATTAAAACTCAATCTATTTGGTTTTGTTTGAGCGTTTGATAATGTTTGTGGAAATTGTGGTGGAACCTCTCTTTCAATTGTTGCCTTCAAAAACTCTTCCACAAATTGGACTTCAGGCCATATTTCAGGTGAGTACGCCCTAATTTTAGCGGCAATAGAACTATTGCCAGGATAAACTAACTCATATTTATCTCCGTTATCTTTTAAATTGTTTTCAATAATTAATTGAGGCCAAGGATAAATTGGTGTATCTAACACTCCAATGTCTTTAATGTCAACACTATTAACCGTTGATGAGTTTGAATATATCGCCTGTTTACGATATATGTCATCCCTCAAGTCCCAAGCCTTTGTATGAACCTCATCCATTAATCTTAAAAACGCTTCACCTTGAGCAAAGAATACCGCAAGTACATTTCTTACAGTTGGTGTAAATCCTAATCCACCATCTTTAACGCTTTTTGATATTTGATTAGTAAGATCTTTTGTTAAACCTTCCTCTACCGATTGTTTATTTTTCTGATAATTTTCAGCAATAGTTGATGTTTTATCTAAAAAAGAATTTTTACCTTCAAAATAAAATTTAGGCCCATCATTAAACTGAGTGTTTAAGTAAGAAATAAATTGAGTATTTCCAGTTCCAGGTAGTTCTTTATTATTGTTCCTTTGAGAATATGTTCTTTTTTCATCAATATCATTGATTGTAAAATTAGAATAAAAAGTACTATTCTCAATTTTATTTATATCTAAACTTATGTTAACGGGTATACTATTTGGTTTTCCATCACCCAAAGTATTATTACCTCTTAAACCTGAATTAAATTTTTTAACAACACCAGAAAGTTCTGTTAATGCCGTTTGTCTTGCTTGTGGGTTATTATATTCTTTTTTAAATTGATAAATAACATACCCATTTTTTTGATTTGTTTGTGGTTTTGTTACAAATGGATTTTGGAAATCTAAATATTTTCTTGCCCATCCTCCGTCCGAGTCAGAATAATAATAAACATAACCTTCATATTGTCTTAATACTTCAGCGTAATCTTTAAGATCATTTAAGACATTTAGATTTGTTTTTGAGTATTTGTCAATGATACTGGTTAATACTTTGTTTAAATTCACCTTTAACTCTTGTATTGTTAATTCAGGGAAATTATCATCAATTAATCCTTTTGCCTTATATTCAGCATATAATTCTTTTATTTTAGAATACCCTCTACTAGACCAAGATTTTGTAACGGTACTATTTTTAGGTCCATTACCTGTTGAACTTTGATCTGTTATTGTAACACTTGATTGATACATTAATGGTGTTGCCCACATCGCTCTCCAATTAATGTCGGACATTATTGTATATTTGTACGTATAAAGTTTTAAAGTTACTCTAAAATTGTGAGTCCCAGGATCAAAACTTGCGTTAAAACTCTGCAACATTAATGGAAGTTTTATTGCCTTACCTAAATAACCTTTTAATGTAAGATAGAATAATGGATATGGTAGTTGGAAGAATGCGGCGTATGGTGAGTTATTACCTCCTTCAAATAAAGCCCTACCTTTTACATCTTCCAAGACAATGTCAATTACAGGTAAAAAGTCTAAACCATAAGATATGTTAATATTTGTTATACCTAATAATCCAGTATCTATAGACCCAACATTACCATTTGATAGTGTTGTCTGTCTAAAAAAATAATCATTATCTTTACCTTCTATTGGAATTTGATCTATTCTTTGTTGATTGATCCCTTTACCAATTAATGTATCTTTACCTGTTATCTCATCAGACCAATCAGTATTTAAAAATTTATTTCCACCCGGATTTAAAAAATTAATTTTACCAACAGATATTGTTCTTACACTATCTTCTAAAGGAACCCCAAGAGCCAATTTAGTTCTTGGTAAAACCGAGCATTCCAAATTAGCGTAAAAAACAAGATTTTCTTGATTTATAAGTCTTTCCTTTGCATTACCATTCTCATCAATAATCTTGTTTGGATCAATTACAGATATGTTTTGGTAATCAAATTCTACTAATATATTTTCTCCGTTATCTACCATAATAGAAGAAGTGGTTATCTAATGTTGTTTTATAGTCTTGTAAAGAACCTAATAAAGGAAAAGGAATTGTCAATACCGCACCATCGGGTATATTAAATTCAAGTCCAGTGTATTGAGGGTTTGCCAACATTATTAACCAACCAAAAAATGGTGAACCATAATATTGTTGTGAAACCTTATCTAATCTTGATATACCAACTTTATAAATATAGTTCTTGTCTGATGATTTTTTTGGTAAATTAACATACGGGACAACAGTCTGTTCTCCATTTAAAATAAATTGACTATATCTATTATAATACTGTAGTGCCATTATACAAATTTAACTTTACCATTATATGTTTTATTACTTACATTCACATTAACATCTGAATATAAATTTTTTAATCTATTCTTTTTCTGTAAATTATTACCAATGTTATCGGTTGTATAAGAAACTTTAGTATCAAATTCAGTTATAGTAAAAGTTTCAAATTGTTTATATACTTCACCTTTTTCTATGTCATCAAATTTTTTAATTTCGGCATCATGTTCTTTTTTGTGTTGCAATTTAATTTCCTCACAAGTTTGTTTTATCGCCTCAATTAAACTTTGATTATCTTTAACTTTATCAACAGAAGTTATTGAATCAACAAATGTATTATATTTATTATCATCTGTAAAAATTGAAGACATAACCATATAGAATCTGTTATTAGCATTTATAGAAATATTGGTTGACGTATCAACAGGAACAAAAAGATTATTTTTTTCATTATAAACATTAGTATTAAATATCATTCCATTTAAAAATGAAATATCGTACCCAAGCAAAGCTCCACCAACATCAGTAATGTAAGTGTTTCGTATTTCGTTAATAACACTATCACCACTTATCAACGTATAAACTTTATAATCTCCACCACCTAATTTAATACCATCAAAACTATCAGATATCACATCCATTTTTCTTAATGTGTAATTATAGTTTTCTTGATATGATGTCATTGTGTTAAGTGGGGTAATAATAGTTAAATTTATCTCTTCTTGCATTTTTGCAACTTCTTCTTGTATCTTTGTTTCTAAATTTCTAATTTGTGCGTTTGTAGCATTATTCTGTGTTTTATATTTATCTTTATTTGATGTTATTGGATCATTATTTAATTTTACATCATCTAATGTTGCTTCTATCAAACTTTTAACTCTTTTTTCAATAGAATTAGATTTACCATAAAGTGGTATGTTAGGTTGAGAATCGTTATACTCACTTATTTCACCTGTTGAAAAGTCTCTATCCAAATAAGCCAATCCCATAATACCATAATTTGTGGTATTTGTTATTGTTTTCAACTGATTGAATATTGTTTTAAAATAGTTTTGTGTTCCGTTTGATAATTCGGTTATTAATGATTTATATTCTATCTCACCAGTTTCAAAAGATCCGTCATTTTGAAGATTTGTAGATAATATCGTACCTACAGTACCTCCTCCAATTTGTGGTTGTTGATTATTTACCTGATTAGTCGTTACGGGAGCAATTGTTGTACTACCACCTTTTACTATTTTTTCAACCAATTGAGCGTCTCTTTCGCTAGTATCTTCAGTTGCAATAGATCTTTCATCATATATTTCAGTATTACCATAATAATTAAATGATAATGCGTTTTGTAATTCTTTAACCGGACCAGCTAATCCGTGTCCACCAATAAAATCAAAATTTAAAGTTATTTTTGCAATCATTGGTTGTACACCAATTCCTTCAGGATTTATGTCAAAAACTAATGGTTCATAACTTATACTCAATGAGTTTGGAACTATTTTAGTATGATAAAAATCACCAATTCTTAATACTAATATTGGTGGAGCACCAAAAGCAGTATTTAACGAATCATTATATTTTGGTTTACCATCAGGCCCAATAACAGGTATTGTTTGACCTGGTCTCATACATTGTTGTAAAAACGTTAATCTACTATTTAATCCTTCAGGTGTTGTTGAGTGGAAAGCCGGACTGAAATATCTAATCTTATCTCTTAAACTATCATATATCATAGGATCTGACTCCTTGATAACATCAAAGTAATCACATTCAGAAAATAAATGTCTTAATATTTTTTTAGATATACCATCTTTAACTTTTTGTATTGGATCAGGATTTGGTACAGGTTTAATAGGCGGTATATCCTTATTCAAATTTGCGTTAGAATCATCTTGAGTTTTATTTTCTTCCTCAACCGTTACATTGTTTTCAATTTTTTCAACAGGTTTTCCAATTGTCGCTATTATCCCATTTATTTTTACTCTACGACAAGCCATAGCAGGAACAGAATACCATTCTCCACCATTTCTATTAATTGGGCCGTTTGGTGTATTATCTCTAATATTTACACCACAATTTATTTTAAATTGAGATCCTCCATCCTTTCCAATAGGACTTACTTCAGCGGTTTCTCCCTGTGGGACTGTCTTTATCATTAGTTTCTGATCTTTTATTAATTGATCAAAACTTGTCCCGTCAATGTTTTGTTTTTTAAACCATTTAATAACTGAATCAATTCTTCTATCAGATAAATATTGATTATATTGTACCTCTTGTATTGGTGATGCCGACCCAAACATCTCAAGTGTAACTGTACCTTTTTTATCAATAATAATTTCTTTTATTTTTGGTAAAAATTCATTTTTAATTTTTTCAAAATTATAAATTACCGTATCATCAAAAAATTTCTGTATACCTTCTTTTGTGAATGGTTCAGTGCTTCCTGACGCATAACATTTTTCAGGAGCCTTAGTAACATAAGCACTATCTCTTAAACTAAGATAAAAATTATAATATTGTTCATAATCATAATTTTGGTTTGCACCTTGATTACTATATGCCCCTCTACCAAGTGGTCCTGCGATTTTCCATTCAGCAGGATCTTGAGGATTCTGTATGTC